TCTCGCCGCCTATGAACGGTTTTGCCGCTCGTTCGTCCCCGACGATGCCGAGGCTCTTATGACCGAGTACCGCGACAAGCTCGCGAAGAGCAGGAAGGCCGCCTAGATGCCCTTCGGCGAGCGCGAGCCCTTGGTGATGCCGACCAACGTCGAGGCCGAGCAAGGCTTGCTGGGCGCGATCCTGATGGACAACCGCGCCTATGAACGGGTCTCGGACTTCCTGCTGCCTGAGCATTTCTCCGAGCCGATGCACGCCCGTCTCTACGAGGCGGCTGGAAAGCTCATTGCCGCCGGCCGCGTCGCAAACGGCGTCTCGCTCAAGAACCTCTTCGACCAAGACAAGGACGGCGCCGGCTACCTCGCTAGGCTGGTAACGTCGGTGATCTCCGTTGTGAATGCCGCCGACTATGGCCGAACCATCCTCGAGTGCTGGCGTCGGCGCGAAATCGTCGCGATCGCGAACGAGATGACGGAAGCGGCCTTGTCGGGGCGGGAAGACGCGGCCGAAAGCATCGTGGCGCGGGCGGAGGAGGGGCTTTACGCCCTCGCCGAGCACGGCAGCCGCGGCGGCCTCGTCCCGGCCTCTCAAGCCCTCAAGGAGCATGTCGCCGCTGTCTCCGAGGCGCACAAGGCGGGCGGCAGGATCACCGGCCTCGCCACGGGTCTCCACGATCTCGACCGGCTCCTGGGCGGCCTGAAAGCCGGCCGGCTCCATATCCTCGCCGGCAGACCGTCAATGGGGAAGTCGCTCCTCGGAGGCGTCATCGCGCACAACGTCGCGCGCAAGGACGGCCGGGTCGCGATCTTCTCGCTCGAGCAAACCCGGCAGCTCTGGGTCGCCCGGTGGATTTCCCGCCTCACCGGAATTCCCACCGACCAGCAGGACCGCGGCGAGCTCTCCGACAACGACTGGAACCGGGTCATGGATGCCGGCGAGGAAATCGGCCGCCTGCCGGTCTTCATCGACGAACGGGGGGCGGTGTCCGCCGCGTACATCCGCCAGGCGTGCCGGCGGATGATGCGGCAGGGCGGCCTCTCCCTCGTCATTATCGATCACTTGCAGAAGATGCGCCAGGGCGGTCGGCAGGAGAACCGGCGGCTGGAGATCGGCGACACGACCAACGCCCTTGCGACGCTCGCCAAGGAACTCCCCGTTCCGGTCCTGCTGCTCTCCCAGCTCTCCAGGGCCGTGGAGCAGCGCGACGACAAGCGCCCCACCTTGGCGGACCTGAGGGAGTCCGGCGACATCGAACAGGACGCCGACGTGGTGATCTTCGCCTATCGGAGAGCCTACTACCTCGAGCGAGAACAGCCAGTCAGGAAGCCGACCACAACTGACGCCGCATACGCGGCGGCCCTGGCCGACCATGACGTGGCGCTCGAAGAGTGCCGCCATCACGCCGAGCTGATCGTGGCGAAGAACCGCGGCGGCCCAATAAGCACGGTGAAAGTCTATTTCGACGGCGCGAAAAGCGTCATCGCCAGTCTTCAGCCGCGGAGCGCCTAGCACATGGATTGGTTCAAGTCCTATCACGGCGCGCCGTTCGATCCGAAGCTTGCGGTCGTGGCGAAGCGGGCCGGTAGGCCGCGCGGTGAGATCGTCGCCGTCTGGTGGGCGGTTCTCGATTACGCATCACGAAACGCTGAAACGCGAGGAAACGCACGAAACGCCGATGCGGAAGAGATCGCGATAGCCTTCGACTTCAATACGGAAGATGTACTGACCATTCTCCAAGCCATGCGAGAGCGCGGCATGATTGAAACGGACGGCACCGTTTCAGCCTGGGAAAAGAGGCAGTCAGGACAAGGAGGTACGAGCACGGAACGCGTGAGGCGTTACAGGGAACGGGTGAAACAAAATGAAACGGTTTCGGAAACGGCCGGTAACGCCGAAACGACAGAGGAGAAGAGAGTAGAAGAGAAAGATATACCCCCAAAAGCCCCCCGCAAGCGGGGAGGCGTGCTCGACAGCGAAACGCTCGCGAAGTTTGAAGCATGGTACGCGGTCTACCCGAGACACGTCGCTCGACAGCCAGCCGAACGGGCGTTCGTTGCGGCGCTCAAACTGGTGCCGCTTGAGACGCTGACGGCTGGCGCTCGCCGCTATGCCGACGAGGTTGCGCATCGGGAGCCGGAGAAGATCGCGCACCCAGCAACATGGCTGAATGCTCGGCGGTGGGAAGACGAGCCTGCGCGCGTAGCTGTTGCCGCGGTCGATCCTGACGCAGGGCATCGCGCCCGCATTGCCGAAGCGCTGAAACGGGGCAAGTGGTTCCCGAACTTCGGCCCGGCGCCGTGGGAAGACAGTTACCCCGCCAAGCACCTGCTCGCGGAATTTTCAGCCGACCAGATCGAGGCGCTGAAACCATGGCGCAAGGGAGCCGCGGCATGACCGGCCCCCTCTGCACCCGCTGCAAGGCCGAGCCGCGCATCGCGGGCAATCGTTGGGGGCGCAAATGCCACGCCCGCTACATGCGCGAGGTCTACCGCCCGCGGCGCGCCGCGATTCTCCGCAAGGCAAGAGCGGCAGAGGTGTTGACCATTGTTTCACGTTTGTCGCGTGAAGCGGCTGGAAAGGAGACGGTCTGATGCTGAGCATTCCGTTGTGGAGCTGGCCGGCGCTGGTGGTGGGCGCGGTGATCATCGTGGTGGTAGTGGTGTGGCGGGAATATCGGAGACGCCTTACCGAGTTGCTGGGCGAGTGGTCGGAGCCGTCCGAATTTGCCGTAGCGGTCGCCGAAACGGCCCCACAGGCTGCGAAGACGGAGGAAGCGCGTGCGGAGCGGCCCGAAGTTACCGAAGCCGCCACGGTCGAACGTCGCGCGCCGCGTCCGAAGCGCAAACCCCCCGCCAACCCGAAGCGCAAGAAATCCCCGGCGCGCAAGCGGAAGACGGCGAGGGGGCGGAAATGACCAACCCCACCCCAACCATGCGCGAGGCGCTGGAGGACATAATTGCCGCCGCCGACGCTGGCATATTGCGAGACTTGGCAGCCGACCGGGACTTTGCCGAAAGTCGGCAGATCAAGAACGCCCTCGCCGCGCTCGCCGCCGAGCAGGAGGACGAGACGCCAGCTCAAGAGATCGCCCGGTTGCAGCGAGAGATTGGCGAACGGCAGGCGAGACTTTCGTTTCTCGTTCTCGGCGACCCCATTTATGGCGTCGTATTTCCGGGGCCATCCCCGATCCAGAAGGACGGCCAATGAGCTCCCCTGACACCCCCGACCTCAAGGCGCTGATCGCGCAGGCGAAGGAACTGGCAGAGAAGGCGACGCCGGGCCCCTGGGAGGAGTGCGGTGTCTCGACGGACCCGCATACTATCTCTGTCCGCGCGGTGACAGGGTTCCGCGATAACGTTGAGTGCATAGTGGCGCTCGCAGACGACAAAAGCGATGAGTTTCATCAACACAGCATGGACATGGAGTTCATCGCCGCCGCCCGCTCTCTCGTCCCCGCCCTCGCCCAAGCCCTCGCGGCGCAGATGGCGGAGAATGAGAGGCTGGCACAGTTCATCGAAGTGTGCCGCGATGAGGAGCGCCGTGCCATGAATGCCGCCCTGGCCGAAAGCGAGCGCATCAAGGACTTGGATCGCCGCGTTGCCGGCGCGGAGAGGGAGCCGTCCATCAAAGAGCGCACTCGGCAGCGTGAAAGTCACTTGAACGCGGCCTTCACCCCGATCGGTGACGCGCCGCTACCCTATAACCCGGATGAGCGTCGCGTGTGCGATTATCTGCAAGAGATCACGAAGGGCGCCATCGGGTGTGGTGCCGATCCTATTGGATTTCTTGTCGCCTCGCACAGGGTGATTGCGGCCGATAAAGCCGACGCGGAGAGGGATCAGGCGCGAGGCGTACTTCGCGATCTCCTGCCGCCTGAGAAATATGACGCCGCCCTCGCCGCCGCCCAGAAGCAGGAGGACGGGTGGCGGCCAATCGAGATGGCGCCGGAAGGCGTATGGTTGCGAACTCGCCGCGCAGGGGAAGACGGAGAAAATGTAACCCTGTGCCGCCGCTCGCCTGATGGCGATGTCGAGTGGATAGATCGTCAGGGGCGCACGACAGTTACTCACCATTCGTTTGCAGCCCCTACTCGCACCGCCATCCCCGCCTTCGCCCGCTTGCTGCGAGAGGCGATGGAACGGCTTCCGGAGGGCATGAAGCACTGCACCATCGTCTTCAAGGAGTGCGAGAAGGGCCACGGCTGGCTGAACGTGGAATGGCGCTACGAAAACAACACGGCCGAAAATCTCCGTGACTTGATGCAGCACCAGCCGCCATGGTCGGACCTTGCGCAAGCGGGCGAAGCCGGAACGGCGGAGACGCCTCTTGGCGGCTCCGTTCACGAGCACGCGGTCGCCCGACAGGGCGATGCGCCATGATTCTCGACACCTGGACGGGAGGCGGAAATGACGACTGAAGGATTAGATCGCCAGTTCATCAGGTTCGGCGTTCTGGGTCTCTTGCTTCACGAGTTTCGGGACGTATGGGGTGGATACGGGAGCCTTGCTGCTGTCGCGGTAGCCCTTCTCTGCGCCATCGTCGCGGAGTGGTACAACGACGTTGTGCGCGAGGCGATCGAAGAGCAAAGACGCGGTGATTAAATATGGACGGGAGCCTCAGCAAGCACATGGTCATTGAGCCGCCGCTGCCTTCGCCGGCATTGCCCTCTCAGTGGTATGTCGCGATTACCGTCCCGAGAGCCGAGCGCATCGCCCACCGGCAGTATCTGCGGCTGGGGATTGCGGCGTTCCTGCCGCTTCGGGAAATGCCGCCTCCGAAAGCGTCTCAAGTGCTGGTCGAGCCGATCTGGCCCGGCTATGTGTTTATCGGCGAACCTATCATCCCCACGGCTGAGCGATTGTTCCGTACAGCGCCCTACCAGCTTGAGGCCCGCGCGATGGCCCCTGCCGTCAGGGGCATCGTCTCGGCGCTGGGCGAGCCTATCGTAGTGCCTCCGGGCTTTGTCGAGGGATGGATCGAGAAGGCCGATCCGGACGGGCTGGTGGACAAATACCAACCCCCGGAACAGAGGCGGTTCCAAGAGAAAGATATCGTGCAAATTCTTTACGGGGCTCATGCGGGTGCGTTTATGCCCGTGGTGAAGGTGATGGGGGCGAGGCTTGAGTTGAAAGGCTATTGCTTCGGCCGCGAGGTTCCTGTAGAAGTGAAGGTGGAACAGGTCGCGTTGGCCGAAGCGGCTGCGTGAACCACCCTTCGCGGGAAGGCCCTCGGCCGATTTTCGGCCGCTGAGTGCGACGCGTTCCCGAAAATCGCCCTTATTGCTCACGCATCAGCCTCTGGATAATCGCATCGCACGCCAGCGGGATATGGGCTTTGAGCGGCTTCTTGCTCTTCTCGTAATTCACGATCGTCTTGCGGCACACGCCCAAGGCATCTGCCGCTTCTTGCTGGGTCAGTCCCAAGCGCTTGCGCCACGCTTTGAAGTCCCGGCCGGTCAAGCAACCCCCTCATAGGGCCATCTCCTCACGGGCGATGTCCCTCAACGTGCGATAGGCGACAGGATAGTGCGCTATCAGCGCGTTGGCGTCCAGAAACGTCTTGCCGTGGGGCTCCAGTTCCATTTGATAGACCGTCCAGCGCCCTGAGATTGAGTGCAGGACGTGGAAGCGGTAGCCGTTGGTCTCGAAGGTGAAGGTTCGGCCCTGGCGGGTTTCCTGGCGGGTGAACATCTTTTCCCTCCATCGCCGCGAAGGGGTATAATGCGTAATTCTTACCCCAAAAGTCCAGCGAAAAGAGAAAGATTTACGCATTTCCCGAGGCTGAGATGACCGATCCGAAACCCGCGATCCCGCTTCCCGTTGAATCATTCCTCGGCGGCAAATACGTCGAGACGCGCCGCTATAAGCTGCACAAGGGGATTCCGGTGGTGGTCGAGGTGGAGAGGGTAGCGCCGCCCATGAGAAACCCGTGATGTCGCGGTATGTCGCTATTCCGCAGGGCGCTTTCGTCCATGACGATGGGTTGGGGTGCGGGCCATCGGTAACGGCCGATGTCTGCCAGGAGATGGATAAGTCTCCGGTCAAGACGGGATTGTTAGACGCTTCTGGTGTGCCTCTCTATCGAATGCCCGAGACGGTTCCGTTCGGGTTCGTGTTGCGGGGCAAATGATTCACGCCGCCGACGATTTCGACGCCATCCGCGCCCGAGTTCTAGAGCTTCAATCCGAGCGCGCCGACAATCTCGCCACGCGCCGCTGCAAAGCCTGCGGGGAGCGGCATGGCGGTAACCATCTCGATTCCTGCTGCTACACGGGAATTGTGGTGGAAGACGAGCTAGCCTGACAGCACCGCCCACAGCACGGTTCCGACAAATCCCGTCACACACCCCAGCGCATACGCGGCGCCCACGATCCCCACGAGCTTCCACGCCGCCCAGGCGAGATCAACCGGCGTGCTGACGTGATAGGCGACCATCGCTCGATCCTCCCAAACCCCTGGTGACAGGGTAAACCCGCAGCAAACACACTACGTTTCAGAGTGGTTCCCGAAATGGGTGTGCGTTCTGGTAAATACCTCGCATTCAGCGAGGTGGCATCGCCTGAGAACAGGGTGTAACAGACAATGGCAGGTAAGGGCGGCATTCGCTCGACGAGCTTCAAGAAAGGACAGTCGGGAAACCCCGGAGGGCGCCCCAAACAGTTGGGCGATGTCCGCGACCTCGCTCGGGCCTATACGGCGCAAGCGATCGCCAACTTAATCAAGATTGCGGGGGATTCCAAGGCGCCTCACGCAGCGCGTGTGGCTGCCAATAACAGCATTCTGGACCGCGGCTGGGGCAAGCCGGCGCAAGAGATCAATGCGAACATCCGACGCGACATTCTCAGCTACACCGACGAGGAACTCGCTGCTTTTGTCAGCGAGGGAGAGAGTGAGGCGGGAACTGGAATCTCGGGCGAAGGCGAGAGCGTCGCTCGTCGCGTTCACTGAGTACACGAAACGCGGCTACTCGGCCGTAGAGTTCCATTACAAGATAGCCGAAGCGCTCGAGGCGGTGATCCGCCGGGACCTGCTGAGGCTGATGATCTTCGCCCCACCCAGACACGGAAAGAGCGAGCTCGTCTCAAGGCGGTTTCCAGCCCTCGTTCTCGGCAAGGAGCCATCGAGCCAGATCATCAGCGCCAGCTATGGGTCCGAGTTGTCGTGGGATTTTTCCCGCGAGGTCCGCAACCTCGTCAGTTCTGACGAATACCGCGCCCTTTTCCCGGATACTGTCTTGGCGCAGGACAGCCAGGCCAAGGACCGCTGGCACACTTCTCAAGGCGGGGGGTACGTCTCGGCGGGAGTAGGAACCGCGATCACCGGTCGAGGCGCCGATATCCTAATCATCGACGACCCCGTAAAGGACAGGGTCGAGGCTGAGAGCGAGAGCACCCGGGAACGGGTGTGGAGTTGGTACACCTCTACGGCCTATTCGCGCCTGGAAAAGAATGGCGCAGTGGTGCTGATCATGACGCGCTGGCACGAGGATGATCTTGCGGGGCGTCTGCTTAACGCTGAAGTAGCGGGCGGCCAGAAGTGGGAGAAGCTGATCTTTCCTGCCATCGGCGATGATGGGCGCGCGCTATGGCCCGAAAAGTATCCGCTGGAGGTCTTGGCCGCAACGCGGAAACAAAGCGAGTATGATTGGGCGGCGCTTTATGAGCAGCGCCCCAGACCGCTTGAGGGATCATTCTTCACCGCCGATGACATGCTGGTCGAGGGGATGGCCATTCCCGTGCCGCGTCGCTGCGATGCCGTGATGGCGACGATCGACACGGCGGTTAAGACCGGGAAGACGAACGATGGTACGGCCGTCGTCTACTGGGCGGTAGATGATACTGCGAAGCTGGAATTCGCCCGAGGGAACCCGGATCGGTATGTCGGCGGCTGGCCGATGGTGATTGTGGGCTGGGATCTGATCCAGATCGAGGGCGCATCTCTGGAGCACTGGCTTCCCGGCGTCTTTGCGGAACTTGAGCGGCTTGCTGGGGCGTGCGGCGCACGGATGGGATCGCTGGGTGCTTGGATCGAGGATAAGGCGTCAGGTTCTATCCTTTTGCAGCAGGCGGCATCCAAAAACCTGCCGGCGCGCCCGATTGAATCTAAACTTACGGCACTGGGCAAGACGGAGCGCGGCATCAACGCGAGCCGCTATGTCAACCGAGGCTGGGTAAAATGGGGCGCTGAAGCGTATGATAAGGTTAAGACCTACAAGGGCGTGACGCGCAATCACCTTCTCTCTCAGGTCTTGAATTTCCGGCCAAGCTCAAAGGATATGGTTGACGACGATCTTTTCGACGCTTGGTGTTACGGCGTCTACCTGAATTTGGGGGATGCGGCGGAATTTCAATGATGCACGATGCCGAAGCCTGGGCCGAGTTCTTCGCCACGCCGGTGTCGCCTCATCATTTCCGATTCTTCGCCACTGACGAGGAAATCGCGGCGGAGTGCAGGGCGGATGAAGGCAGCAGCGGCCCGGCGCTCTTTCGCTTGATGAAGAGGCTCCTCATCGCCGAGCCGCTTTCTCGGGCCTAGCAGAGCACATGGGAGCCGGCGATCTGGTGGGGTCTTCTGGTTATCGGCATCGTGGCGTGAGCGCCACCATTGAGGCATGGGCCGACTTCTTCGCCCAGCCGATAGAGCCGGGTGCCGTCCGGTTCTTCGCTACCGACGAGGAGATCGCCGCCGAGCGCCGGCCCGACGAGACCGACAACAGCCGCGCGCTGTGCCGGCTGGTGCGGCGGCTGGTCGAGGAAAGTAAGATCAGCGGGAGTGCGAGAAGCAGGAGCAGTAGGAGAAACAGGATATGCCCAGAAAAGTTGCGGAGAAGGATCGGAAAAGCACCACCATCGGCTTTCGCCTGTCCCAGGGACTGCGCGACCAGCTGGAGGCCGCGCGGATGCGTGACGGCACACCTGAGCGGACGCTGAGCCAGGAGATCGAGGCTCGCCTGCGGGCGAGCTTTGGGGTCGATGAGATAGAGCTGCCAGACGATTTGCGAAGGGCCGTGCTCAAGGTGACCCGCGAGTATTACAGCAGACAGTCATCGCGTCGCGCCAGCCACAAGAGGGCGCCACGAGAGAAGCAGTAGGGCGAGCAGGAGCGGGCGCATGAGCGAGACCTTTCTGTGGACGGCTCTCTTGGCCATCGGCCTCATCTGGCTGGGATTCGCGCGCGGCTGACATGATCCCGCCCGTCGTGCTGATGGTCCCGGCTTGGGGAGCAGCCGGCGTGCGCCGCTTCACCGAGATCGCGCTCCCGACCCTGCTGGCGCCCGGTAATCTTCCCTCGGTCAATCGCCGCGCGGTCTTTCTCGTCTGGACGCGGCGCGAGGATTGGGACGACTTCGCCAGCCGACCATCGGTCCGCGAGGCCAAGCGTTACGCCGAGTTCCACCCGATCTTCTTCCAGCCCTCTCCGCTCACGGAGAGCCGGCATGTGACGATGAGCCGGGGACACCGCGCGATGCTGGGCCTGGCCGAGCGCGAGCGGGCCATAACGGTCCCGGTCTTTGCCGATAGCGTTTTCGCTGATGGCGGTCTGTCTACGTTGCTCTCCTTGGCAAAGCCCGGTCGGCGGATGGTGATGACCCTCGGCCTCCGGATCGGCGAGGAAGCTGTGCGGGAAGCCTTCGGGTTCGGCAAGCGGGTCGCGGTCTCAATCAAGCCGCGGGAACTGGCGGCCGCCTGCGCCGGCGAGCTGATGCACAGCCAGATTCGCTGCTGGAGCGCCGAAGAGCCGGCCTATGGCGATGACGTTCTGGGAGGCCCGTGGTGGCGAGCGGCGCCGGACGGGATCGTGACGCACAGCATCTATTGGGAGCCGGCGCTGATCGATTTCAGGTTCCCTTGGCCCCATGATGCGAGCCCCGTGCTCGACTGGACGATCGATGGTCATTATTCCTGGTGGAACCTTACGCGCCCGGAACAGTACTACGTCGTCACCGACAGCGATGAGTTCCTGCACGTCACGACGGCCAGCGAGAAGGAGTTCGGGTTCTCTCGCCGGCCGATGAGCGGGACCATCGCCGAGATATGGCGGCGGGCCAGGGAGCATCCGACAACCGATCCTCTTCGCCAGGCGTTGTGCTCCGCTCGCGTCTATGTCCACGGCTCCGATATTGAAGGCGGAGGATGGCGGCAGGCCGAAGCCAAAGCCGACGCCGCGCTCGAACAAAGTTCCGTTCCCACTCGTGAACGCTGGACCCTGCGCAATCGCGCATTCGGCAATCATGTGGCGGGGATCGGCAAGGACCGTGCCGTCGTGGTGGTCGAAGGTACGACCGTCATCAGCGTGCCGCGGGAAGCGCTCAAATCGATGAATTTCGGGAAGGGCGACCATTTCGCTGCCGGAGTTCAGCCGCATGAGAACGTCGAGGACGCGCTCGCGGCGTGCGGAATCGGAAGGAACGAGCCGGAACCGGAGCCATCGACCTTGCCCGCAGCGCGGGTCATCGTCGATCAGCAGCGAGGGAAGCTCTATCGGAGCGGGCTGATCAAGTAGCAGCAGGACGAGCAGGAGCAGCAGGATGAAAGAGCCCCAATACGACGTGCTCGTAGAGCACCGCATGCTGCGCGGCACGCAGACGCTCGGCATGATGGCGACGCACTCTTACGACCATGATCCCAAGCGGCTCGCCTTCACCTTGGCCCGGTACAAGTTCGCGGCGAAGATGGTCGCCGGCGCGGCCCGGGTTCTGGAGATCGGTTGCGGCGACGGCTTCGCCACGCCGCTCCTTACAGTCGCCGGGAAAGTGGTGGCGGTCGACTTCGACCCCGCCTTCATCCGCGATGCGCGCACGCATGACCGCCGGGACGAGATCGACTTCCGCGTCCATGATCTGGTTCGCGGCGGCGTGGTGGAGGACCGCAGCTTCAATGCCGCCGTGGCGCTCGACGTGCTTGAACACATTGAGGGCGAGGACGAGGGCGCGTTCATGCGGAACCTCTGCGGCAGCCTCATGGATGAATCCGCCGCCGTCATCGGCATGCCCAGCCGGGAAAGTCAGGCGCATGCCTCGCCGCAAAGCCTTGCCGGGCACGTCAACTGCAAGACACAGGCGGTGTTCGTCGCCGATCTGCGAGAGTGGTTCACCTACGTCCTGCCGTTCGGCATGAACGACGAGACTCTACACACCGGCTTCGGGCCAATGTGCCATTACCTGCTCGCCGTCTGCTGCGGGCCGCGGCGATGATCCATCCTCGCATGGGCGCAGAGGAAATAGGCCCTTCGGTCGCGGACATCATCTGCCCCATCGGGCTGGTCGAGCCCGCCCATGTCGGGCAATTCTTCTTCGATGCGGTGAACGAGGTCTATTACCGCGCCTGTGGCCCGGATGCCGATAGCTGGTGTCTCGTAACCCCGGCCGAATTCCTCGGCAGCCACATCAAGAGCTTCGTCGATTTCCTCGAGCCGATGCACCACGCGGTAAAGCTCACCGACGAGCAGCGCAAGTCAGCGCTGGTGAAGCACGCGATGCGCATGGAGCGGGCGCCGCACCACGTCGATGCGGACGGGGCGGCGCAGGCCGGCTTCCGGGTCGATGACGCCCGGCTCTGGACGACTGCCAGCGACGTGCGCGTCATGCAGGCGCGGGTGCTGGTCGAAGGCAAAGACCGGCGGGCGGTCTTTGTCGGCTTCGCCGCCGGCGCCCCCAGCGCGGTCATGATGCCGGCGATCGCGGGCATGGTCTATGACCGGCGCGCGGTGGGCGTGCTGTTTGAAGATGATCACTGGTATTCGGTCCTCGGCGGAGAGTTCGTCACATCGGTCGGTATGGCCCGCTGGGAGCGTTCCTGGGTCCGCGTCGAGATGGCCGCGACCGGCGACGCCGTGATCCTGGTTGACGGGTGCGAGCTCGCCCGCGGCCCCTTCGTTGGCGTCGAGTACGGCAGCCTCATCCCGCGGGTCTCGCAGTTCAGATACGAGGCCTTCCGATGAAGACCCGCTCCTGGCTCATCGCCGTCCCCGCTTGGGGTGACTGGTACGTCTCGCTTTTCCTTGGTCCCGTCCTACGCAGCCATCGCGCGGCTCTCGACGAGCTGAAGCGCGAATTTCGCGGCAGCGTCAGGGTCCGGTACATCGTCCAGACGGATCGGCCCGTTGAGGTCGCAAGAGCCCTGAGCGCGCATGAGCTGACGCTCGTCCCGCCGCCAGCGCCGGGCGCGCCCTACACCGCCTTCGCCGAGGCTCACCGCAGGGCCCTGGACAATGCCGAGAAGGGCGAGCGGGTCGCGATCCTCAACGCCGACATGCTCGTCTCTGTCGAGGCCTTCGTCGCAGCAGAGCGGCGCTTCCGAACCGGGACGCGCGCCATCGTGGCATCCGGGACGCGGACCCTCGCGCCGAGCCGGCTCCGGCGATCGCTCGTCAAGCCGATGCGGTCACGCGATCTGCTCGCCTGGTCGCTCAGGCATGCTCACTCGATCACGAAGTCGTGCTTCTGGGGCGAGGGCCGCTGCCACCTGCCCTGGGGGGTCTACTTCCAGGAGGGTGGCAATGTCGTGCTCCGCGCCTTCCATCTTCATCCCTTCGCCGTGGTGAAGGACCGGGATCTGCCGTTCCGCAATACGGTCGATCTGGCGATGGTCGATCACTACCGCCGGGACGAGACGCACATCGTCACCAGCGCGGACGAACTCGCCCTGGCCGAGATGTCGCCACGGTCCAAGACCTTCGCCGACAACGACTGGCTGATCGATGAAGCCTCGGTGCTGGCCTGGGCCCTTCGTGGCGCCGGGCCGAATCACTGGTGGAATTTCTCGCATCGGATCGAGATAGCCGGGGATGCGAGTTTGGTTTCTTCCGATGCCGCGCTCGCCGAGACTGTGGCGCGGCTCAACCCTTATGACAAGGCGGCATGATGGCGGATAGCTGTTCCAATTGCCGGTTTGGCGCGCGATTCGCCAAGGTCGACGATCGCCCGGTCCCGAAGCACATCATCTGCCGGCGCTATCCTGCGGCCGTTGAGAAGAATGCTGCCGAGTGGTGCGGCGAGTTCGCACCCCCGCCCGTAACGGGGCCGGTGAAGAAGTAGTCCCGTGGCGACCTCGGTTGTCATAGGCCCAAGCGGAACGGGGTCCGTGCTTCAGGAACTCCTGGATGCCGACGATATTCAGCCGGGGTCGGAAATTTCATATCAGCTCTGCAAGCTGATATACACCAACCACACGCTGGGCGAGAAGCTGGCGGACAAGCCCATCGAGATGGCGCAGTCCCAGCCTCGGGAAATCAGCATCCCGGATTCCCCGGAAGAACGGGTGCGCGATCAGTTCCTCGACCAGTGGCGCAAGGACGAGTGCGACCGAAGGATCGCCGATCTCGTCAGCCTGTCCAGGGTCTATGGGATTGCCTCGCTCGGCTTGCTCGAGGATGGGGTGCCTACCGAGAAGCCGCTCGACATCCGCAAAATCTGGCAGAGCGACATCAGCATCAACTCCTTCGACCCGCTGAATACGGCGGGATCTTTGGTCCTCAACCAGAACCCCAATGCGATGGACTTCATGCATACGACGGAGATCGTCGTGTCTGGCCGGAAGTACCACCGCAGCCGCACCTGCGTTCTCCTGCATGAGCGGCCGATCTATATCAGCTATACGTCCAGCGCCTATGGCTTCGTCGGGCGCAGCGTCTACCAGCGCACCCTCTATCCGCTGAAGAGCTACATCCAGACGCAGAAGACGAACGATCTGGTGACGCAGAAGGCGGGCGTCTTCATCGCGAAGCTACGGGCGGCCGGGAGCGTCGTCGACAACATCATGAAGAACCTCTTCGCCACCAAGCGGGCCTATATCCAGGCCGCAGCGACGGGGAACGTCATCTCGATCGAGAAGGACGAGGGGATAGAGACGCTGAACCTCCAGAACACCGATGCGGCCATGACGACGGCGCGTCGTAACATTCTGGAGGATATCGCGGCGGGCGCTGGAATGCCGGCCAAGATCATGACGCAGGAGAGCTTCGCCGAGGGCTTCGGGGAGGGTTCCGAGGACATGCGCGAGATCGCCCGGTGGGTGAAGCGGTTCCGCGAAGGCATGGAAAAGCCCTATGCCTTCATGGACCGGGTCACGCAACTGCGGGCCTGGAATCCGGAATTCTATGCGACCATCCAGAAAGACTTTCCGGAGTACCGGAACGTCAAATTCGAGCAGGCTTTCTATCGCTGGCAAAATTCATTCAAGGCGATCTGGCCATCCTTCCTCGAGGAGCCGGACAGCGAGAAGGTCAAGGTCGACGATGTCAAGCTGAAAGCCCTGATCGCCACCGTCCAGATATTGCTTCCCGACCTGGACCCGGAGAACAAGGGCGCGTTGGTTCAGTGGTTCGCCGACAACATGAACGAAATGGAGTTCCTGTTCAGCAACCCGCTCAACCTCGACATCGAAGCGATGGTTGACTATGTGCCGCCGATGCCCCTAGAGGAGCCGAAGCCGGGCCATCCCTTTGCGGCCCAGGACGCCATGGAAGGGTTCAACGAGGCGGTGGTGAGGATGCTGGACCGCGGCAAGCGACGGACCAATTCCTCGAGCGATCAGATCGCCCGGCTCGTCGACCGCATGCGGGCTACCCGGTGACCCTCAGCCGCATCGTTGACTCCATCAACGCTGCGGCGACGGCGGCCAAGACCACTCACGAGGCCCTGCTCCGGGTCCAGGACTGTCTCCGGCGGGGCGAATTCGAGAAAGCGGAGGTTGCGCGCCTAGAGGCGATATCCGCCTACGAGGCGCAGCTTGACGCTTTGTTCTCGCTCTACAGGATCATAGCGTCATTCTAAATGGCTACTCCGCGCTTCAACGATGTTCTCACGGCTGCGGTAGAGGACATCACCGAACACGGCTTTGACAGCGAAGAACGCGTCGCCCTGTGGATGCAGCGGCTCCGCGAGGCGCTCGAGCAAAGCATGATGCCCCCCGCTCAGTTGCGGGACATGCTGGTGGATGCGATGCGGGCGATTTACCGCCGGCTCATCGAGCGAGGCGACATCCTTCGCCATCACCCGGGCATTTCGCGCTACACGCTTCAGAACGTAGCGCCGCATCTCCGGGATGAGCTGGATCGACGCATCCTTGCCAGCGCGTCGCTCATCAAGCTGAACCGCGATGAGATGGTCGAGAAGACGCTGCGCCGCTTTGCCGGATGGGCGACGAGCATTCCCGCTGGCGGAAGCGAAGTCGTCGAGCGCCGCGAGGTCAAGTCCGACGTTCGAAAGGCGCTGGCGAACCTGCCGTTTGTCGAGCGTCGGGTGATGATCGATCAGGGGCACAAGCTCACCGCCGCCTTGTCGGAAACCGTGGCAGTCGGCACGGGAGCGATTGCGGGGGTCTGGCATTCCCACTGGCGTCAGCCCGGCTACAATTTTCGGGAAGACCACAAGGAACGCGACCAGCATATCTATCTCGTCCGCGGCTCCTGGGCGCAGGAAAAGGACTTCGTCAAAGTCGGGCCGGATGGCTACACCGACGCGATCACGAAACCTTCGGAAGAGCCTTTCTGCCGATGCTTCTACACCTGGCTCTACTCGCTCCGCGATATCAATCGTGTCGCGCCAGAGATGCTGACGGCCAAAGGCCGTGAGCAGCTGCAACAGGTGAAGGTCGCCTAGGCTACCGAGCCGGTCCCCACGCCTGAATCTCGTGCTTCAGGCAGGTATAGGTGACCGTCATCCCCGGGACTGGCTTGCCGTCATCGGGGTTTTTCGGATCGTACATTCGCCGCAGCTGCTCGCAGGCTGCGAGACTGACGATCGGGTTCTCATAGAAATCCGTTGATCGCACGACGTTGCATGTGCCGGCCGCAGGGCCGAGCACCCAACACATCGCCACCACGTAGATCGTAACCATGACCTCCTCCCGAAAGCGCCCGCATTGAGCGCAACCGGGAAGGGTAGCGCACTTGCCTCGCGTTAGGGAAATCGGACGGACATGCCTCTGAAGGAAGGTTCCTCGCGCGAGACGATCTCGCAGAACATCGCGACGGAAATCCGCGCCGGGAAGGACCCGAAGCAGGCGGCGGCCATTGCCTACTCAAAGGCGCGCGGTGACGAAGAGACGGTCGCCAGCAGGCTGGACGCGCTGAGCCAGCAGCTCGACGGCCTTGCCTCGCGGCTCGATGTCGCCGAAAGCCGCCGCGCCATGGACGCGCTCTCCCGCGCGATCGACGACTTCAAGCGTGCGCGGCCGGATGAGTCCGAACGCGTCAAAGAGAACGCGCACGGCAAGCTCTCCGAACATGAGAAGGAAGAGGTCGGCCGCGTCGGCAGCAAAAAGCGCCAGGGTGAGTCGGAATCGGAAGCCGGCTTCCTTTTGCCGAGCGAGAAGAAATATCCAACGAAGGTCAACGGGAAGTACGACCGCAAGCTTTTGCTTGCTGCGGCCCGGGAAGCCCGCATGCACGGCCATGAGGATTTGGCGAACAAAGCCGACAAAATCCGCGAGCGGGAGTTCGGATAAAAGTGACCACACGCGCGGCGGGAACGATGATCCTCGCCGGAGGCAAGGCGCTCTTCCTGAAGCGCGGCCCCGGCGGCGACTATCCAGGCTTCTGGGGGTTCCCTGGCGGCCGTCTTGAGGACGGCGAGGCCGCCATTGCCGCCGCGATCCGCGAGACGCGCGAGGAAGCGGGCGTTTCTCTCGAAGAGAAGAAGCTTGAGCCGTGGGCGCGCCGGGTTGCGCCGCGCGAGACGACAGGCGCGGTTCCGACACCCGTTGCGCCGGGACAAGCGGTTGAGCCTGGGCCGGTCGATGATGTTGATTTCACGACCTTCATCGCTCGTGCCGAGGAAGAGTTCGTTCCTGTCCTTGGTCCGAAGGACTCGCCCGAGCATGTCGCGTGGGCGTGGGCGCCTCCGTATGAGCCGCCTGAGCCGCTTCATCCCGGGTGCCGCATCGCGCTCGCCAAGCTGACGCTGGACGAACTGGGCATTGCGCGCGCCATCCGTGATGGGGAACTGACTTCTCCCCAGCGCTACAAGAACGTCTCGCTCTTTGCGCTGCGGATTTCCGGCACCGGCGTCAGCTATCGGAGCGACAAGAAGGACGACGACGGGAAGATCATCCGCGAGGCGGAGTTCGTCTATCGCCGCCCGGAAAATTATCTGACCGAGGAGTTCCTGGCGCGCTGCAACGGGCTCCCGGTGATCATGTTCCACCCCGAGAAGGGATTGTTGAACAGCGAAGAATTCGAGAACCGCGTCGTCGGCACGATCGTTCTGCCGTACCTCAAAGGAGATGAGGTGTGGGGGATCGCAAAAATCTACGACGACCGCGCCGTTGAAGCGCTGACGAACGGGCCGATGTCGACATCGCCCGGCGTCCTGCTCAGCGGAACAGGCGATCAGAGAATCACGATGGAGGACGGTTCGCCGCTTCTCATCGAGGGTAAGCCGGCATTGGTGGATCACCTCGCCATCTGCCAAGTCGGCGTTTGGGATAAGGGCGGCGAGCCGAGCGGAGTGCTCGCGACAGCAATTGGAGATTCAAGCATGCCGGAAACCAAGGACGACGACAGCAAGAAGATTCTCGACGCCATCGCGGGCATCGCGAAGAAGGTCGATGACGCCTGCACGCGCCTGGACGCGATCGAGGAGAGTAACAAGGCAGAGGATGCCCGGCGCAAGGCCGATGCGGAAGCCAAGGAGAAGGCCGAGGCCGACTCTCGCCGCAAGGCGGATGATGACGCGGCCCGCAGCAAGTTCTCTGCGCGCAAGGACGACGACGACGACGCCTCCTACAAGTCGCGCCACGACGCCGAGGAGAAGGAAGTCGCTTCCGAGTTCGAGAAGAAGGGCGAGGCCAAGGAGATGGCGGCCGATCGTGCCAAGAAGGCCCGCAAGGACGCCGAGGAAGAGGACGAGAAGAAGCGCGAGGAGAAGGCCAAGGCCGACGCCAAGAATAAGGCGGACGCCGAGAAGGAGGAAGAGGAGGAGCGCAAGAAGGCCGACGCGGCGGCGATGAGGCTCATCGGCGTCACCGCCGATCAAGTCAAGGCGGTGCTGGCGAAAATGGGCGAACTCGACGCTCGCATCCCCAAGGCCACGACCGAGGCCGACTATCAGGCGGTGATCGATCTCCAGGCGCGCTACGACGCGATCTGCGGCCAGTTCGGCGATCAGGCCGCCCGGCCGCTCGCGGGCGAGAGCGCCGCTGCCTACGACCTGCGGATGGCGCGCGGACTCCAGAAGCACAGCGCTCGCTGGAAGGACATCGATCTCTCCGGTCTCAAGCCTGACGCCTTCGCTATTGCTGCCGACCAGATCAGGACCGATGCCCTCTCGGCCGCCGCCAATCCGACCGGCGTTCCGGACGGCAGGCTGGTTCCGATCTCCAAGCGGCTCGCGACCGGCCACATGGTCACCGAGTTCCGCGGCGCGCCCGACGCTTGGATGCGCAACTTCGCGGGCGCCACCAAGCGCAATGTGCGCCGCTTCAACACTTCCGGCTCGGCTGCCTGAGCTGATCCGCGCCTCCCTCTTTTGAACGAAAGGTCTCTCAGGACATGAGCATCACCGTTGCCGGCTACCCGATGGCCACGACCGTGGGCAACACCGGTCTCTTCGATGTTGCGTCGACCGGCCTCGCGCAGGGCACCGCCTATCCGGACCCCGCGACCCGCTTCGCCCTTCGGCAAGGCATCCTCAGCCAGAACGAGACGATCGCCATGTATGGCGGCGTCGCGGTCTATGCCGATGTGCCGACCCTCGTCTCGGCCCAAGCGCCTTTGTCGCCCAGCAGCACGCTCGGCACGACGGTCGGGCGCGCCACCACCGTCACGGGCGGCAACTACCCCATCGCGGGCTTCTCGGTCTTCGACCAAGACTATTCGATGGTCAATTGGCCGGGCAATCCCGTGCCGATCATCGGCTCCGGCGGCACCGTCATGTGGTATCCGCTGGGCTCCCGCGCGCGCATCGCCGTCAAGTGCAGCCCGAATCTCGTCAATCTGCGCGGGGAACCGATTTCGACGCAGGTGAGCTGGGACTTCCAGAACCAGCAGCTCGAGCCCTACAGCTCGACCACCATCTCGTCGGGCACCTATACGAGCGGCACTGGCGCGGTCAGCCTCACCACGGCAGCCAATCACGGCCTCAATCCAGGCGATACGTTCGAGCTTTCGAGCGTCACCGGCACGGGTTCCTATGCACAGCTCGACGGCGAATGGACGGCGACGGCCGGCACCACCGGAACGACCCTGAACTTCACCGCCGCGACGGGTCTCACGCTCACCATCAGCGGCGGCACCGTCAGCTCGGGCGGCGCACTCACCGTCACCATCATCGACGTTCAGACCGGCAACAGCCAGGTCGTGAGCCCCAGCCCAGCACCCGATTCCTCCACGTCGCTCTATTCATGGAATTATTCGGGTAACGCGGCAGTCATCCAAATCTGAACCTCGCGCTCGGCGCGTCCATCAACGTACTAGCGGGCGCGCCGCGCCCGAAGGAGATCATTCACCATGCTTCAGGCTTCTGCCTATCAGATCGTCGAGCCGTCCTTCATGGAGCCGGAAATCCTGCTCCAGTACAGCCAGGCGAGCGGCTTCACCGAAGCGCTCGCGGGTCGCCAGCTGCGAACCCGCATGGCTGAGGACGACCTCTTCGTGTATGCGAAGACCCTCAACCTCCGCACCCGTATGGCCGCGGGCCAATCCTCGATGAACGAGCTGCCGGGCGTCAACATCCAGGCGGCGATGATCTCGACCGCGACCTATCTGCTCAAGGTTCGTTCGCAGTACGACCATCACGATGTCGCCGCGGCAGGACGGTGGGGCTTCGCGGCTCCCGAAGCCTACCGTCTCGGCATGCGGCAGGCGAACTTCCAACTCGCCCGTGACGCAGCTCTCTTGGGCATGAATCCCGTCAATGGGGAAGGGCTGCTCAATGCGTCGGGCGCAACCGCGCTCAACCTTCCGCCCGATTCCAACGGAAATGATACCGTCACGACCTACGACAATGGGCAGATGGCGCTCTTCCTGCTCCAGCAAATCCTCAACATCAAGACGAGGACCTACCAGCTGGGCATTGGTCGGAAGTTCACCATCCTCGGCCCGCAGCGTGTTCTCGGCCTCTTCGAATACAACATCGTGCAGTTGGTGCAGTACCAGCGTCCCGGCGCAGGCACGGCATCCACCGCCGAGACCGTCGAGAAGGTCGCGATGGAGAACGGCGACGAAGTGACTTGGGCCTATGACGACACGCTGATCGGTCAGGGCGCTGGGGGCACCGATGCGGTTCTGGTCGTGATGCCCGAGGTCGAGAAGCCGGATACAGGCGCTACCGTCGACACCAATGTGTGGGCAGACCTCAAGCCGGGCAATCCCACCTGCACAACGCAGTATTGCGACATGGCGGCACCGCGTGAGATCGTGAGCCCGCTGGCGGGCGGTGCGACCGATGTCGTGCAGGAGTGGCGCATTACCTCCGGCTGGGGCTTGCGCCCGCAGGCGATCACCGTCGTCTCGATGCAATACACCTAACCCGCGCGCGGGTGCGTTGTCGTGAGTGAGCAACGTCAAACAGTGGTCGGGTGCATCTAGCCACGGCCCGCGCATTTCCAGCAGCAGGAGCAGCACAGTGAAGCTTTTCGTCGCCAATGTCACGACACAGCGTCAGATCGTCAACTACCGCATCGACTTCACCCCCGATGGGCAGCGTCTCATCGGCGTCGTGATCCCGCCCCGTATCTCCCCCCCGATCCCTCCGGGCCAACAGATCATGCTTGGCGACTATGATGGGATGGAGCCCATCAATAGCATTCTTCGGCAGCTCGAACCTTACGGCTTGGTTGCCGAGGTGGATGTGCCTCGGTTGCCGCGCGGCAAGCGGATAACGCTTGTTTCGGCCGTAGGCGCCCCCGTAAAGGCGGAGACGATCCGCGTCGTCAATGACCATAACCGGATGGTCAAGACGACTGAGGGCGCAAACCGCAGAAAGCAGGCTGCCATTGCGATGAGCAATATCGTGCAGCAAGCCGTGGAGGCATCGGAAGTCCCCGCGCCGATGACTGAATTCGATGTGGGGATCGAGCAGGACGAACAGACCCCATTTGGCGAAAGGGTCATCGAGGAAGGGCATATCGTTCCGCAGAGGGCGGGCGAGGTAGCTGCTTCCGCCCAGCGTGGCCGCGGACGTGGGCGCGGAAAGGGCGCCTCCGCGCCGTGATGACCGTCAAGTTCGTCCGTGGCGATCAGCGGCGCATCGTCGAGTGTGAGCGCGTCGAGGTATCGCCGCCGGACGAACGCGGTGCGCGCGAGATCGAGATGATCGGCCCCGGCGTCAACCGAGTGACCGAGACCGTCGGTGCCGGCGAAGTCGCCTATATCGAGAATGCCGCCGGCCACACCGTCGATACCGTGAGGGTACGGTGAGCTGGTCGACCGGCCCCACGCTCGCGGACTTCACAGCCTATCTTGAGAACGTCGTCCAGGTACCGACGAGCGCCCTGCCGCCGACATCTCCTTACATCGCTGACGCCTATAATTCGGCGATCGAGGTAGTCAACCTGGATATCCAGGGGGCATCGCCAATTCACTACACGCTGGCCGTCTACTCGCTCGGCACCAGCATCCTGATCAATTTCTGCCCTGATCAAACGGGACAGACCTATTTCGCCGATCTCCGTAAGACGTGGAATCTGACCTCCTTCATCGGGGGAGCCGTTGCCAGCGCCAGCGATCAAGGGACCTCGGACACGCTGGCTGTTCCTGATTACTTCAAGCTATTTACGATAGCCGATCTCGCTCGGTTGAAGGACCCCTATGGGCGCCAATACATGGCTGTGGCGATGCAATACGGTAGTCTCTGGGGCCTCTCTTAGACGAACGACATTGCCAATCTTCAGTGGCTATGTAGTCCGTGCAACGGCTTTAAAGGAAAGGCGTCGCTAATGGAATGGCGACAGCGCGAATGGTTGAAGCACGCTGAAACGCTATTGAGGGCATCCCTATGAGCCTGACCTTGCATCTCGGCGTGGTCGACATCCCTTATTCGGACCAGCAGGTCGCGACGACCATCGATATCTACAATGCGCTGAAGGCAGGAAAACCGCTGTCCAAGACAGCGCGTCGCTCTTCCGTGACGACCGGGGAAGTCGCGACCTTCCTCGAGGACCGCTATCACGTCATGGAAACCTTCTATGAGGACAAACAGCCCAAGATCGCCGAGTTGTTCGCCGATGCGCTGGCGGGCGAAATCGAGAGCGTGATGAGCGGCGGCGAGGCGCGGCCGAACCTGACACTCGGCGCCGCCATGGGCGAGATCAAGGCGATGTTCTCGACCTTCCTCACCGTTGGTCCGCCGACCGAGGCGGAAAGTTCCGGGATTCCTGGCGTCCCGACGCAGGCCGCTCTCGATGGCGTGTCGCATCGCCTAAAGCATCCCTATGCCAAGGGCAACCCGCGCAGGCCATCGTTCGTGGACACCGGCCTATACGAAAGCAGCTTCATCGCCTGGGTGACGAATGCCTAAGCAACAGACCCTTCGCGTCATCGGCGGCTCGGTGCCGCGGCAATCGAATCAGACCCGCGCCCTGCAAGCGAAGACACGGCACAGCTTCGTCCCCGGCCGGGGGTATTGGGAGCATGACCAGCCGCCCGTAATCCACGGCGGTCCTCCTCCGGCACCCGCCTGCGATCCGCCGGTCGGAACCCCGGACGGCTCGCGCCATGTGCTTGAGAAGGACGGCGCCCGGCTCGTCTTCGCCTGGGTCATGCCCGAGCACGCCTGGGAGCGTCCCGGAGGCCACAGGATGGCATTCACCGCTGAGTATTTGGCGCGCGAAGGCTGGCGCTATGTCGAGCCCCTGAGAGGCTGATGGTTTCGCTTTCGGAGGCGCTGGCCTCCCAGAAGCCGCAACTCGGCGCTGCCGTTGATGCCGGGTGGAAGACGCTCGCGCAGGACGAGCAGCTTACCTTCGCCAAATACCGCCGCCTCATCCTGCCTTTCGACGGCTATGTGTTCTGGGTGCGCGAGGGCGCGCTCTCGAAAGGGGCCGCGGGCAACACATCGCCGCTGAATGCCTGGGCGCTTAATTACCCGGCTCGGGTTACGACAGCATCGCCAACGCTCGTGGTCGAGGGATCGATCCATGTCTCCTCCGATCTGCACCAGGAGGAGGCGAAGACCTATTCGGTCAACCGGGTCGTGCTGACGACCGACGAAGAGATTCAGGACTTAAACGCGCTGGCCCCGGACGAGCTCTATATCTGCTCCTACGAGGAGACGCGCTTCGCCTTCTCGTCCCGTGGCTACTTCTTCGATCAAGCGCAGACTTGGCACTATGCGGGTGCGGCGGTCTATTCCGACATGGACCCGCAGATCGTCGATGATCCCGCCACATTCGATTCAGCCAATGTCGTCGTCTCGAACAGCCTACCGCTTTGGCTCGCGCTGAACACTTACGTTCCGATCTATCCGCTTCAGCCGCAGCAGCCGTCTCTCACGCTCTGGCCGTCCTTCCTCGCGCCACAGAATGAGGCGCCCCCTTATGCGACGGTCCATATCTTGCCAGAGACCACTAAGGCTCTTTCGGCGGCGCCGTTCTTTGACAAGATGATGACGCATACCCAGCAGGCCCGTGAAACGGTACGGGTGACGCTCAAGGGTACGCGGAACTTCAATGCCCAGGATTTTATTGATGTCGTCAGCCGCTACACAGTCGATTATGGGACTTTCGGCATCGCCAATATGCCGATCGTCCGCGACGACAAATTGGGTCAGGTGGAATTGACCGCTCTGTCGATGACCAAGGTGATCGACTTCGAGGTCAACTATGTGCAGACGAGACAGAACAATCTCGTTCGCCAACTGATCCTCAAGGCCCTGGCGAGCATTTACGACGCCACGGGACAGCTTCTCGCCTAACGCCGCGCGCCGGCCAGCGCCGCGGACACAGTAGCAGCAGCACGGCCTTACCAAAAACCTCGCGCCCCACCATGGGCTAACCAGGAGCATTTCGCATGTCGCAAGGCCCTATTGCTGTCGCCCTCAACGCCGTCAAGCGCACCTTCGCCCAGCTGGCCTCGCAGGCGGGCGGCGTTGCTACCCCGGCCCAGCTCGACCCCTCCGGCGCGCTCGTCACCGCGTCTGGAGGCGTCTCTTCCGCGCTCTATGTCAGTGGGACACACGTCATCAAGGCGAGCCCCGGCCGCGTGATCCGGGTCAACGTGCTCGTCGCCGGCGCGGCCGGGACGATCAACGATTGCGCCACGACTGCCGCGGTCGCGACCGCCAACGAAGTCGCGGTGATCCCGGCGACCGTGGGGCCGATCGATCTGGAATTCCCCTGCCTCACCGGCATCACCGTCGCGCCGGGTGCCGCGCAGGTCATCTCCGTCTCCTATCAGTGATCGACACGCGGCTCAACGTCTAGCGGGAGAACCGCATGCCGACTATCGTAACCGTCAACGTTTCTCAGCAACTGGCTCCCAAGCCCTCGACGTTGCAGAAGACGGGCGCATTCATCAGCCAAGGCGCGACGGTTCTCTCGCCTGGCGCCTTCCAACTCCTCACGCAAAAGAGCGATCTCGCGACCTATCTGGCGGGGGCGCAGCAGCTTGCCGCGCTCTCGCCTTCCGGCTCCGGATCGAGCGCAATCGTCGCAGCCACGACAGAGAACCCTCATGGCTATCCAGTCGGGAGCGTCGTCGAGCTGACCGTTTCCGGCGCGGCCCCCTCTGCGTACAATGGGACGTTCCCCTGCACGATCACGGGCGCCTCGACCTTCACCTATCAGCCGGGGAGCAACCCCGGCGCGGCGACGCAGCTCGGCGTGTGGACTCCCGAAGATGTTGCCGAGCTGAACGAGATGAATACCTCGTTCTTCGGCCAAGGCAGCGGGCAGGGCGTCTATGTCCTCGAACTGGGCGAGGGGAGCGTCGACGACGGCGTTTCTTTCCTCTCCAGCTGGATCGCCGAGAATTCGTCGCCGCAGTTCTTCTACGCCTATCTCGTGCCGCGGTCCTGGGACGGCGATGCGAGCTTCATCAGCCTCATCAAGCAATTCGAAGCGCCAAGCGCGAAGACCTATTTCTTCGTGACGACGACGCTCGCCACCTATACGAAATACACGTCCTTGATGAAGGATGTGATCTCCGAAATCGAAGCTCCGGCTTATGGCCCATGGCCCAGCAATGCTCTCAGTTATCTGGCCGCGACCGGGACGACTGCGACCGCCATCACGACGACCCCTCATCAGGTTTCGGTCGGCGACTGGTTCCAACTCTCCGGGAATCTCCCTGCTGGCTACAATGGCTGGTTCGAGGCGGCGCTTGGGACTTCCGGCGAGACGCTCGTCTGGCAGCTTCCTTCGGCGCAAGGAGCCGAAACGGCGCTGGGCACGCTTCTTTCCCAGCCCTACCAATCGGACGGTATCGGTTCGACCGAGTTCAGCCTCGCGACCGCCTTCTGGGTCTGGCTCAACTACAACCCTAAGAGCTCGAACAAGGTCACACCCTTCGCCTTCTCCTTCCTCTTCGGCGCCACCGCCTTCCCGACGCAGGGAAATGGAAGCCTGCTGACGACGCTCAAGGCGGCCTTTACGAATGTCGTGGGGACTGGCGCGGAAGGCGGCATCTCCGATCTGATTCAGCTCTGGGGCACGACCCAGGACGGCAACGACGCGACCTACTGGTATTCGGTCGATTGGGTCCAGATCAACCTTGACCTCAATCTGGCGAATGCGGTCATCAACGGGTCGAACGATCCGGTGAATCCGCTCTACTACAACCAGGACGGCATCAATCGGTTGCAGGACGTGGCCGCGCAGACGATGAGCACGGCGATCACCAACGGCCTTGCCTTTGGAACCCTGACGAAGACCGAATTGAGCGCCAGCGATTTCAACGATGCGCTCAATGCCGGGACCTTCGCCGGACAGGTCGTCGTCAATGCCGAGCCCTTCATTGCCTACAACTCGGAAAATCCGAATGACTACAGCGAGGGCATCTATGACGGCATCTCGGTCGTCTACACGCCCAGCCGAGGGTTCACGCAGATCGTCGTGAACCTGGTCGTCCAGAACTTCGTCGCGGTCTGAGGAGCCTAGCACATGGCCGGAAATCCCAATCAGCCGCAAGGAACTCTAAACAGGGTTCGGGCGTCCATCGTCATCCCGAACTTCTCAGGGCTCAACATCACGGCCCCCTTCCTTGGAAGGCGCGGGATCAGTGTCGTCCGGAACGGACCGATCACCACGAACCTGCCGACGATGACGGGCGCGGTTCAATCACCGGAGCCGTATCAGCCGGTGCGGATCACCGCCGAGCTTATCAAGTCGCAAGCGCTCGCGGCTGCATGGCAGGCGCAGGAGCAATCGAATTCGCTCTTGGGCGATATCACCGTTCGCCCGGACGCCACGCCGCTGACGCCCTACACCTACATCAACTGCTCAATCGAGAATGTCGAGGAGATGGGCTTCAACGGCGAGAGCTACGCCTACGGCCTCGCGCTCACCGGATATTACCTGATTAACAGCGCCTTGTGGAACTGATACGGCACTAAGCCGGATAAAGCAGGAGCAGGAGCAATGAAGCACTTCGTAGTGGGCGCCGATGGCGTCCTCGGTCGGGCGATCGTCACCTTGCTCGAACTGAGGGGCCAGGAGGTCTCTGTCTCGACGCGCCGACATGACCGGCCGGAGGATGACTTGGGGCATCCCTCCGTCAAGATCGATCTGCTGCGCGTAGCGGCCGGCGAGCAGTTCGCTACGCCGCCCTGCGATGTCGCCTATCTCTGCGCCGGCACCAAGGGCTTCGCCGAGTGTGAAGGAAACCGCGACGCCTTCCGCGCCGATGTCGATGGCGTGCTTGGGCTTGCACGCCATTTGCTCTCTCTCGACGTGAACCTTGTTTACATCTCGAGCGATGGGGTCGAATGGGGCGCTAATACCGGATACGCCCGGAATCGTCTTTTGGTCGAGATGGCATTGGTCATGAACCACAAGGCGACAATCATCCGCCCGGGCAAATTCACCGTCCACACGGCCCCCGATCTGGCTCGGCTCTGCATCGATATGGCCGGTCAGGCCGGCCTTCATTACTGGCGCGCGCGACGAGTGCCGGCGGAGGCTGCGGCATGAAGATCGACCGCAAGCTCAACATCATCATCGAAATGGACCGAGGCGAAGGATCTAAACTCTTCGTCCACGCCGCTCCGGTCTCGCGCGAGGTCTTTGACGCGCATTGGCAGATGATCGCCAAGGCTTATGGCGCGATCATGAACAGCGACATGGCCGGCTTTGCGACCCGCGTCGCGATGCGGATGATCCGCCAAGTTGCCGAGGATTCCGGGACGAATGCGGATGCCTTGGCGGACGAGATAAGGCTCCGCGCAACGGTCGTCCTCCAGAACGGCGGTAAGTGGGACACGATTCCCCTTCAACAGGCGGTCTCTGGCGGCATGCTTGATGAGGAGGAGGCGGCCGAGGTCGACAACAACATCGCTTTTTTTACCTGCTGCTGGCACATGACGCCCAGAGCTCAAAGGACGGAATTCCTGACTGGGCTTGCGAGACGCTGGGGTGTGCAGACATCGTCATCGGACTCTACGGCGTGGGCAAATTCCTTGCGGATGTCGACCGCGACCGGCAGTTCTGGTCCGAGCCAAACGGCGACTCCGTAATCCACACGATACTTGCATGGGCGTCCGGAGACGGGTTCCCAGCCTTCGTCGAGCGCTATGACATCGTGATCGCCAACGCGCATGAATTCCGCAATCGAGTGAGGAAGGGCTGACGTGCCGGCGAAATCCGTCCTCGACGTGGAAGTTCGCGACGAGCAGTTCCGTGATTTCATGGAGCTGTTTCGCGAATACCAAGGCAAGCTTGGCGCGATCCCGATGGACTGGGCGCGCGTCGGGCGTGAGGGAAAGAAGGCGCACGACGCCACGATGTCGGCAATCCTCGCCCAAGGCGAGATGATGCGCCGCGCCCTGGAAGCACAAAAGGGTTTCGCCCGGGAGGCACGGAGTTCCGAAACCGCCTGGATGCTGATCGCGCGCCATACTAAGGCGGCGGCATCTAGCATCGCGACGGTCTTCAAGTTCACTGGCGCGGCAACGGCCGTTGGAGGTCTCCTCGGGGTCGGCGGCCTCTTTGGGCTCGACAAACTCGGCGGATCGATTGCTTCCGGCCGGCGCTTTTCTGCTGGTCTTGGCATTGGGTACGGACAGGGACAGTCCTTCGGGCTCAATTTTGGCCGCTATGTCGACCCCGGCACCGTTCTCGGCAATGTGGCCACGGGTGTCTTTGACGCGACGAGCCCCGAATATGTGGCACTGCTCAAGGCCGGCATTTCGCCGGCTCTTATCGCCCGCGGAAACTCGGCGGAGATTGGTGCCGCGCTGCTTAAGCGCATCCCAACGCTTTTCGGTGGCGTGCCAGCGAATATGCGTGGCACGCTCGCCAACGTCTATGGCTATTCCCAGCTCGGGATCGGCGTCGAGGGGATCAACCGCTATCTGAATGCCTCTCCGGCGGAGCGTGAAGCCCAGCAGCAGGCTTTCGCCCGGGATTCACGCGACCTCAATCTCTCTAAGAGCCAACAGAGGGCATGGCAGGATTTCGTCACGCAGCTTCACCGAGCGGGAAAGGAGATGGAGAACTCTCTCGCCGTTCCGTTGGCGAAGATGCTGCCCGAGTTCAATGAACTCTCATCGGCGCTCGTTGACTCGGTCAAGACCTTGGCCGGGTCGGAAGGCTTCAAGGAGATCGTGGGCGACATCGCTGCGGGCATTAAGGAATTCGCCCAGTACGTCTCTTCGCCGCAGTTCAAGACGGATGTCAAGTCTTTTGCCGAAGACATCTCGGCCCTCGCCCATGCGGTAGCCTCGGGCCTCAAATGGCTCGGGATCATCCCGTCGAACGGAAAGGCGAAGGCGGCAGGGTCTGGTGGCGGCGAGATGCTCCTTGGAGCTGGGGCGGGTGCCGTGGCTGGCGGTCTTATCGGCGGCCCTTACGGGGCGGCGGCCGGCGCCGTGGCGGGTGGAACTATCGGCGGCTTCGACGCCATGAACCGCGACACCGAGAAATACGGCTATGTCATCGACCCCGAGATGGGATTTGTCCCGTTCCCGGCATCGCCTTCGGCATTCCGGGCCTATGAAGGCGCGGCGGGCCTCCCGCCGGGGACGCTATGGAACCTCGAAGGCGCGGAATCGTCGCATGGGCGTTCCATGCGCTCCAAGGCAGGCGCGCTCGGCTGGTTCGGCTTCATGCCGGCGACGGCGGCCTCCTTGGGCGTCAATCCGCTCAGCCGGCGCTCCTCCGCGGCCGGCGCGGCGCGTTATCTGGCCGCCCTCAGACGTAAATTCGGCGGCGACATGGCAAAAGCCGTCGCAGCCTACAATTGGGGCGAAGGCAATGTGGCGCGCGATGTTGCTCAGTATGGACCGAACTGGCGCTCGCATGTTCCTACCGAAACCGAGAGAGAAATCGAGCGCGTTCTCGGCGGCGGATCGATCCGTTCGCGCGTCTCGCGGCCTCGCCCGGTCGTCGAGATCAGGAACAATACCGGAGGGTCCGCGGTCGTAACCGCGGCGACGGCGGCGATCTGACGTGAGCGGCATTACTCCAGGCTTCGCGGCATGGAAGCTCGCCTTCGGCATCTCGCTCATCATCTTCGTGGGCGGGATCGCGGGCAACATGCTGGGCGGCATGTTGCCTATTGTCTCGATCACGCAGGCGGTGGATTTCGCGGCAGGCGTGCTCACGGGCGCGACGACCGATCTGGGCCTCGATGATTTCTTTGCCCAGTACGAGCCGACCCCCGGCGGGACGCTGGCCGATTACGATTTCGGGACGTACCCCTTCGCCAATCAGGCGGTCGCGGCCAACGCGATCATCATGAATCCGCTCTCGTTCTCCCTCCTGATGATCTGTCCGGTCAAGGGGAACGAGAACTATCTTTCACACCTCGCGGTCATGACGGCTCTCCGGGCGGTAATCGCGCAGCATGCGAGCCTGGGCGGGACGTTCACGGTCGCGACGCCGAAGCAAATCTATACGAACTGCCTGCTCAGCAAGCTCTCCGATGTGAGCGCGGCGGATACCAAGCAGCCCCAGATGATGTATCAGTGGGATTTCGTGCAGCCGCTGGTCACGTTGCAGCAAGCGCAGGGCGCTCAGAATGCGCTCATGCAGAAATTCTCGAACGGCACGCAGATCAGCGGGCAGCCGCAGCTCTCCGGCGCTGCCCCGGCCGTAGGGGCGCCGTTCTCGCTCGCTACACCGCCAACCGTCCCCGCCGCCACACCCCTGCAAGGAGCTGGGGCTGTCTCCACGGGTGGCGGCTCATGACGACGGTGACGCAATTCACGCCATCGCCCTTCTCTGCTTTTACCTTCTCGCCGACCCTGGACGGGCAGCAATACACAGGGGTCGTGACGTGGAACATCGCCGCTCAGCGCTGGTACATCTCCGTCTATGCGCTTGGCTCTACCGACCCGGTTTTCAGCCGGCCCTTGATAGGATCGACCTCAGCGGTCGATGTCGAATTGGCCTCCTGGTCCAATGGATGGGTCGATGCCGTCACGTCCATCCCACATGACTACGTCCTGGGCGCCACGGTAGCACTCACCGCGTCCGGCTTTGCTCCGGATGGATACAACGGGGATGTGCTGGCGGTCGTTGCCGACGAGATCACGGTTCGGTGGCCGGCCGTCAACGATCCCGGGATTGCGAGGCAGCTTGGCGTTCTCGATGCCCCGGTCAATCTGGCTGGCGGCTACTTCTCCTCGACGCTGGTCTTCCGCGAGGCGACGCAGCAGTTCGAAGTGAGCCCGTGAGATTCTACGACATCGTCATCACTGAGCCTACGTCCGGCGCGGTTCTCCAGCGCTTCACCAACAAGGTGAACGGTCAAGTCGACATGGGCGCGCTCGACATCGAGTTAGACATCTCGACGGCGGGGCAAGCGTTGCCGATCTCGACGAGCTCGTTCCTGCGCATCTGGGGCATCTCGCTTCAGCAAGTTGGGCAAGCCACCAGCCTTGTGGGCAAGAGCATCGCCGTCTATGGCGGCATGCAGGCCGGGCTTCCCTTGGCCAAGCCAGCGCAGTCCGGTCTCATCGTCTCGGGGACGATTTATCCCGCCTACGGAAACTGGGTAGGCACGAGCATGACGTTAGACATGCAGATCGTCCCCTACCTCTATGCGGGGCTCCGGACGCCGGTCAACATCGCGTTCAACTGGCCGGCGGGAACCACACTTGCCTCGGCTTTGACGGGCGCTTTCTCAATCGCCTTCCCGCAGTGGAAGGTCCAGATGGCGATCTCGCCTAATCTCGTCCAGAACCATGACGAGCCTGGGTTCTACGGTAACCTTCAGCAGCTCGCCGAGTATGTCAAACAGAAGTCGATCGCCATCATCGGGGGCGATTCCTATAACGGTGTCGAGATTGGGGCGTCCGCCAATACTCTCGTTGTCACGGATGGAACGCAGGACGCCAGCGCGACCAAGACTCAGGTCGCATTCGAGGACCTGATCGGCCAGCCGACCTGGATCGGTCTCTACGAGTGCCAGATCAAGACGGCGATGCGTGCCGATATCGCTTTCGGCTCCGTCATCACCTTGCCGCCACTGGTCGCCACCCTCACAGGCGACGCGGTCGCGCCTCCCGCGACCATACCGTCATCTTCGTCCCCCTCTGGCCTCCAGTCTCGGCAGAACAGCTCTTTCCAGGGAGACTTCCGCGTCGTCCGATTGAGGCATGTTGGCAGGCTCCGCCAGCCGGATGCCTTCTCATGGAACACGACCTTCGATCTGGTGGCTACGCCGACACAACCGTTCCCCGCCAATGCAGGACCACCGATCGGCAATGGCAAGGTGACGCTCGGCGAGCCTTACGTCATTCCGCAGTAGCAGGAGAAGATGACCGACAACGCGCAAAAGACGCCTTTCGCACTGAGCCTCAACCGGCTCGCGCAGAGGAAGGTGCTCGATACCATTGCTCAGCTCGGCCAAGCGCTTCCTTGTACGGCAGTGAGTGTCGAGGGGCAGATCGTCACGGTCTCGTTTGCGGTCAATGCCGCGCCCTGGACGCTGCCCCAGGTCGAGATGCCGATCGCAACTTGGCTTTACGACTGGATTCCCGTCGAGGCGGGAAAGACGCAGGGTCTCACCTTCCCATCGAGCGTCTATCTCGGGGGCATATCTGGTCTAGGCGGTGGAACGGCTGATCTCTCGAGGCCAGCCAACCTCTCGGCTTTGATGTTCGTGCCGGTGGCAAATTCCGCCTGGTCGCCGCCGGGCGGCGACGCGCTGAAGCGCGTGGTGCAGGGACCCAATGGCGTACTCGTCATGGACCTCGGCGGTAACGCAACGCTCACCGTCGACAATGAGGGGAATGCGGTTCTTCACGGCCTGAAGTCGTTTTCGACGGATGTCAATGGATACGGGTCGCGGACGACCTATCTCGGCGGCAATGCGTTTCAGGTCGATAACTACACGCAAGGCGCGACCGTGACGACGGTGAACCATGCTTGGGCACCGTCAGAGCTTCCCTCGCCGTGAGAACCTACGGCCGCATCAACAATCCGGATGGATCGAAATCCTGGATCGTCGTCGAGACGGCGCCGAACGGGGATAATTCCGAAGTCTACCTGACTACGCTTGTCCAGGTCTTCAAGCTGAACCTTGGCGAAAGCCCCTTCTTCGCCAATTACGGCATTCCGGCGAAGCAGTCGGTGCTTCAGCAGATCGCGCCCGATTTCTACATAGCCGCGACGCAAGCGCAGTTTGCGCCCTTCTTCGCCGCACTCGTCATAGCGAAGACCGAGAACCTGCCGATCCCGACCTACCAAGTCAATGCCGTGACGCTTCAAGGAGCCATTTTGACCGCGCAGGTAGCGACGTAAGATGGCTGCGATTCCGACCATCATCGTGACGGATGCCGGAGCTATTCCGACGCCTCCCGCCACGCTGCGCGCTCAATTAGTGGCGCTCGTCGCGGCGACGAACCCGGACTATACCGCAGACCTGCCGGCCTCGCTGATCGAGGACCTTGCCAGCACGATGGTGGCCGGCCTCTCGATCGTCAACCAGTCGGCGATCGACACAATCAACTCTCTGACGCCATTTCTTGCGAATCCGTTCGTCCTGACAGAACTCGGCCAAGCGCTGGGGGTGCCCCTCGGGCTCGCTTCAAACACCAGTGTCTTCATCGTTGTTTCCGGACCCGCATCGAACCCGGCCGGGGCTGCGGGTTTTGTTGTCGCCAAGGGCTTCACCGTCTCGGACGGCACAAATCAGTACGTCGTCCAGGACGGAGGCATCATCGGAGTGAGCGGGTCCTCAGCGCCGCTCTTCGCGCTCGCGACCACCTCGGGCACATGGAACGTGCCGGCCGGATCGGTCAATCAGATCGTGACCTCTCTGCCGCCAGGCGTGAGCCTCACGGTCACCAATCCGAATACGGGCACGCCAGGGGCGGGGGACGAAACCCAGGAAGACTACGCACTTCGCGTTCAGCAGGCCAATCTGGCGGCGAGCCAAGGCATGGCGCGCTACCTGAAGACCCTGCTCGGAAATGTTGCGGGTGTGCAAACGCGCCTCATCTCCGTCCAGCAACAGACGGGCGGCGGGTGGAAGGTGATCTGCGGCGGCGGCGATCCCTATCAGGCCGCTTATGCGATCTATACCGCGCTCTTCGACATCAGCACGCTGGTGGGCTCGGTCATCTCCGTCACCGGCATCACGAAGGCTAACCCCGCAGTCTATACCACCAACCTTAACCACGGACTCGTCAATGGCGAGATCGTCACGGTCTCCGACGCGAGCCCTGCGATCTACGACGTAGCGGGGACGGCCTACACCGCGACCGTGATCAGCGAGACAGAATTCTCGCTGCCCATTAACTCTTCCGCCTTTACCGCTGCCTATGTCGGGAGCGGCGTGCTGAGCCCGAACAACCGCAACATCTCGGTCACCGTTTACGACTATCCGGACACCTATCTAATTCCGATCGTCGACCCACCGCAGCAGACGGTGACGATGGTGGTGACCTGGAACACCACCTCGAGCAATCTCGTTTCGCCCGCGGCTGTTTCTCAGCTCGCGGCCCCCGCGCTCGCCGCCTATGTCAATGGCATTGCGGTCGGGTTCCCGATGAACCTCTACGAGTTGCAGGCGACATTCCAGACGGCGGTCGCGTCGATTCTCCCCGCTCAGCTTCTGACCCGCATGGTGTTCGATATCAGCATCAATGGCGTTGGGGTGAGTCCGGAATCGGGGACCGGCATTATCGCCGGAGACCCGGAGAGCTACTTCACCTGCTCGTCGACCGGCGTCATCATCAACCAGGGCTGAGCGGTGACCGACACGTCATGGCCGCCGAGCGGGCCGACATCGCTTCAGGAGACCGTCCCCGCTTATCTCTATAAGCAGTACGAGGACGACGACGACCTTCAGGCGTTCTTCGGCGCCTACAATCAGCTCGTCACTCAGTATGTCTACTGGTTCGCAACGACCGTGCTGGCGAATTGGACGAGCCCGCTCGTCACAGGAGCGCTACTTGATTGGATCGCCGAGGGGCTCTACGGGATGGCGCGCCCCACCCTCTATTCGGGCGGGACGAAGGATGTCGGCGCGCTCAATACTTGGCCGCTCGATTCTCTTGCGCTCAATGCGATCCGCCGCATAACGCCGACCTCCTACTTCGCCACGACGGATGATGTCTTCAAGCGCGTCCTGACCTGGCACCTTTTCAAGGGCGACGGCAAGGTCTTCAACATCCGCTGGCTGAAGCGTCATGTCATGCGGTTCTTGACCGGCGCGAACGGTTCGGCTCCGAACGTTGACCAGACCTATCAGATCAGCGTCACCTTCGGCGTCGACGGCGAAGTCACGATCCTGATCATCGGCGGCCTGCGCAAGGTGGTCGGCGGTGCATTGCTGAATCAGTTCGCCATGAACTCGTGCGCGCTCAACTCGATCAAGACGACCGCGCAGCAATTCTCGCAGCTTGCCTTCGCGCCGACCTTTGTCGAGGCCGTCCAGTCCGGAGCGCTCGAGCTGCCCTTCCAGTTCGATTGGAATCCGCAGGTGGTCAGCTTCGCCGACCCCTCGCCGATTCCCCCGCCTCAACCATCACCGCAACCGCCGAAGCCGGTCTTCATGCACGTCCAGGGGTATGTCTCGCCCTCCGAGAGCGGGGGCGCCAATGTCTCCGCTGCTTTCGGCAGCGCGGTCCAGCCTGGCGACGCTGTGCTGGGCGGCGTGGTCTATGATTCGACGACCAATCTCCAATCGATCGCCGACGACAAGAGCAACCTCTACAAGATTACGACCACTTCCCAGAACGGGGCAACCGGCAAGCAGTTGTCCATGTTCTATCTCGAAGGGATCGCGAACGGTCCGCGGACGCTGACCTTCTTTTTCAGCGGCAATGCGTCTGGGGTCCGCGCGATCATGGACGAATTCAGCGGCGTCTATGTGTCGGGCGCGCTCGACGTGGCATCGGCGCAGTATCAATCCGCTCCCGGTATCGGGACGAATGCGGCGAGTTCCGGGGCGCAGACCACCACCACAGCGGTGGACCTCATCTACGGCGTCACCGATGCGCAGGCATCTAACCCACTCACCGCCGGATCGGGTTTCACCATCCTCGAACAAGGGAGCGTCGGCGGGGGTGGAGGAGGAGGGGCCACGTCCTACACGCTCTCGGGACCATCGAGTGTCAAGGTTGGTCAGGCGAGCGCCAACTTCAGCGTGCAACCGAATGCCAGCGGCTCGACGGCGACCATCACGCCGAGCGACGGAGGGAACGGCGGAACCTTCTCGCCGGCCACGGTCGCATTCGACGGGACGACTGCGGCCAAGACCTTCACCTACACGCCTCTCATGTCGGCGAGCAATCCCGGTCTTAGCCTGTCGATTTCGACCAGCAACAATGGCGGCTTGACCGATCCAAGCGGCGTCTCATTGAGTGTATCGAATATCTTGAATGGCTACCCAAGCTTTACTGGTAGCGGCAATTCGGGCTGGCAGAACAACGACACGACGCACACGACTGGTGGTGTCGCCGATCCCTTCGGAGGGACTGCCGCATCGGTCATCACCGAGACGACAGCGACAGGTGGCCACTATATCTATCAGAGCGTCACACTTACTGCGAGCCAGACCTACGAGATAGCGGCATGGGTAAAGCCGGGGGCTGGTTCCCGCAATCTTTTCATTTCCTTCGTTGACAACACATTCGCAAGTACTGCCGGCGCGATCTTCAACCCAAGCACGGGCGCTCTGGTGTCCACCTATACGACAGGATCGGGCAGCGTTTCGTCCACGGGTAGCATTGTCGGCCAAAACGGTTGGCAACTCGTCTGGATGAAGGGAACGATCGGAAACTATACCTCTGCCCAAGTCTTTGTCTCCCTCGCCAGTGGGACGAGTACCAATTACGCGGGCGACGGAAGTTCGTCGCTCGATGTCTATGGCCCGTACCTGGATTAGACCATGGCATTAGCGATCGACAGCCAGGAGCCGGGCGGCGCCGGGCACAGCTTCATCTCATCGCCGGGGAATTACAGCTTCACCAACACGGCCGGCGATTGGCTGGTCATCAGTGTGGTGGCGACGAATGCAAGCGGCACACCGCCGACAATCAACTCGGTCAGCTATGGCGGGAAGACGGCAACGCTCGTCCCTGGCAGCAGAAATACAAAAATCTCCGCGTCCTCGACGCGCATCGCCCTCTATGCGCTGAGCAACCCGCCGACAGGACCGAATACCGTCTCGGTCTCCTTCTCAGGCAGCGGCTACCTCGATTGCATCGTCGGCTGCATCTCCTTCAGCGGAGCCGGGTCGGTGGGCGACGCGGTGAGCGCGCAGGATACATCGCCCGGAACCGCTGCCTCCGTCTCGCTGAACGGCACGACTTCCGGCAGCTATGTCCTGAGCCTTCTCTCCACCGGATCGGGGGTTTCGAGCGCCTCCTTCCCCACGTCCTTGTCGTGGGAACTCAACGTCTCGAAGAGCACGAATGGCGACAACGCCGCGCTGGGCCAGCAGGCCACGAGCGGCGGAACGGTCACGGCTGCCTACACGGTCTCGAATGACCACTGGCTGCTCGATGCCGTCGAAATATTCGCGTCAACCGCTCCCCCTCCCTCGATCGCCGAAAATCTCGGCAGCGAATGGGCAACGCAGACGACGCCAGGCTCGGTTGCGGCGACCTTTGGACTTTCCGGGAGTGTGGGGTCTTCCAATACGGGAATGATCGCGCTGCGCAGCGTGGCAGGTCCTGCTCCGCCACCGCCAGCGCCGCCGAGCGTCGTAAAGCCGTCTTGGTATGTCTCTCCGACCGGCAGCGACAACAATGCAGGGGATTCCGCGACCGCGCCCTTCAAGACACTGGAGGCTGCGCAGACGGCCGCGCGCAACTCGACTACCAACAAGCATATTTATCTGCTCGCCGGAACTTACGCACGCAGCGCCACCCTGAATCTCTCCTCGGCCGACAACAACGAGACTTGGGAATACTATCCGCCGGACGGCGTCAACACGGCTATCCTTGACGGCGGGGGAACGTTGAACCAGTTCGTCAACGGCTCTGGCTGCTCCGGGATACTCTGGAACGGCATAAAGCTTCAGCACGGCGTCGCTTTCGGCGTAGAATTCCAGGGCGGCAGCACCAACTGCACGATCACGAATTGCGAGGCGGCCTTCTTCACCTCGACCGGGTCTCCAGCGGACGTCTTCTCCGTCAGCAATGCCACGAACTGCACGATCAGCAACAACTATCTGCACGACATCGCTGCGTTCGGCATCGCTGCCTACGCCTATTATGCGGGGCAGAGCTGCGACGGGACGGTGATCGAGAACAACGTCCTGATCAACGTCAACACGGTCGAGGCCGACTGCGGTGCGATCTATACCGACATGGCAAATACCGGGGCCACTGGTGGTAACGTCACCATCAGGAACAATTTCATCGCCGGCTGGGGGCCGAGCAATTCCAACGGTCACGCCATCTACTGCGATGACAGCAGCAGCAACGTAAATATCTACGGCAACGTAATCGCCGCACCGAGCACGCGGTTCGGGTCGAACAACAGCAATCTCTGCGCCTTCTTCCACCACAACGGGACGAATGTGACCTTCCACGGAAACATCGTGGACCTGGGCGCGAGCGGATTTACCTTCCCGGCCAACTGGAGCCAGGACAATACCTCGGTCAACAAGAGCAACGCGGGTGCCACCTTCACTGGCAATATCGTCATCGCGTCGAATACTGGCGCGGTCAATGTCAATGCGGGCCAGACCACCGGCGCCTATGCCTTCGTTCAGAACAGCTTCAACGTCGCGGGCGACTTCACGATCGAGAATAACCTCTACTGGAACTATGACGGCGGGTCTATCCAGACCAACGGCAACAAGGCCAGTGACACCAATCCGGTGAGCGCGAATCCGCAGCTGAGCGGCGACACCTATACCATCGCATTAACAAGCCCCGCCTTCTCTTCGCCAGTTTCCTTCCCAGCAATCACCGGCGGCTGGGGGCCACCCGGCTTCGTAATGCCCACCATCGCCCACTCTTATCCCTGAGACGCGGGAGTTTAGATGTCCACGATCCTTTGGTCGAACAACGCGCAGACGACGATAGCTGGCTCGATCACCAATGTGGCGACGAGCGTCAACTTGACGCCCGGCGCCGGCGTCGAGTTCGCCAATCCCTCGGCGGGCCAGTACTTCGTCGGCACCTTCAACGACGCCGCGACGGGTCTCCTCTTCGAGATCGTCCATTGCACGGCGCGCGCCTCGGATACGCTCACCATTGTCCGCGGTCAGGAAGGCACAACGCCGCTATCATGGAATGCCGGTGACATTTTCGGCAATTTCTGGACCGCCGGCACCGCCCAGGCATTGGTCCAGTCGGGCAACATCGTCTCCAGCATCCCGCTCGGCGCCAATCTTTACGCCGATGGCGGCAACGATCTCGCGGCTCTCTCGGGCGGCTTCCTCAACAAATTCCGCAACGCCTCCTGCCGCGTCTCCTCTCGCGGTACCTCCGGCAGTATCAGTTCCGGGACGGGTGCCTACACGCTCGACGGCCACTATCTCCACGCTACGGGCGCCACGCTATCCTGGCAACAGGCAGCTTCGGTCGGGTATGGCGCGAACTCGCTCCAGCTCAGTTGTGCATCTGGTCTTTCCGATGCCTATTGGGTGCAGCCGATCGAGGGCAACGAGGCGGCGCCGCTCGCCGGCCGCGTCGTCGTCTTCCAGGCGACGATCAACAACAATTCGGGGGTCGCGATCGCGCCGACCCTGACGGTGAAGCACCTCAATTCGTCGGATTCAGGTGTCGCCGCTCCCTGGACGGGAGGGAGTCCGGCGGGGAACACGACCGACATCAACGCCCAGGCGCTCCAGACCTGTGGGAACGGGGCGAAGACGACCGTCTCTTGGTCCTGGACCGCTTCTTCGGCCTTCGGCAATGGTGCATGGATCTCGCTCGATTTCGGCGCGGGTCTCAACGCCGCCTCCGGCAACATCCAGATCGGCGATTTCGACATCCGCCTGGCGCCGGCGGCGGTGGCGGGCGGGCAGAGCTATGTCCCCATCCCCGAATTCCGCTCCCTCTCGGTCGAGCAGGAGGTGTGCTACCGCTTCCTGCCCGTGTGGGGAAGCGGCGGGGTCTCTGGGAGCACGTTCGGCCTGCTCGGACAATGCACGTCGACGACCGTGGGCACGATCGTCTGGGGGTTCACGACGCCGACGCGCGTGGCGCCGACCGGACTTACCGTCAGTTCCGCATCGAACTTTCAGGTCACCGATTCCGGCGGCGGCGCGCATCAGCCAACCGGCGGCATCTCGCTCAGCGTCTCCACGATCTATGCCATCGAATTCGCCGCGACGATCGGCACAACTTCGCTGGTCGCCGGGAACGCGACACTGTTCGGCACACAGAACGCCTCAGCCCTCATGTACGCGACGGGAGCCGAGCTGTGACCAACACGCCCTATGTGCTGAACGTCAAGACGGACTTTGGCGCGGTCGGCGACGGTACGACCGACGATACGGCTGCCTTCCAGAATGCCCGGAACGCTGCCGCTGCGGGAGGTGGCGTCGTCTTCGTGCCGCCGGGCCAATACCGCGTCGGCCGCATCAACGATACTGGCGGCGTCGGTGTGGTGTTCGAAGGCTCCGGCCTCGGCTCCAAGCTCCTCGCGGACGCGCAGGGCGGTATCTGGTGGGACTGCTCGGGTTCGACCGATTGGAAGATGCGGGATATCGGCATCGCGAATTACGGCACCGAGGCGCCGGACGTGCTCTTTGCGATGCTGGGCACGACCGCGAGCTACTGTCGGCGCAACGGCTTCGAGCGTGTCACGGTCGATGCGCAGAGCAATATCGCGCACGCCTACCTCTATGGCGCGCTGCGCACCCGGCTCGTCGACTGCAACTGGACGCAGACCAAGGCAGGGCCATCCCAGTCGCCGACCAGCGACAATCTGCGCTCCTCTGTGCTGCGCGGCGACGCGAACAACCGATTTGCACTCACCAGCGCTTTCGCCTCGGTACTCACCGGTCCCCAAGGGGTGTGGTGGATCGAGACGGAAGGTTCGGATTTCATCGACGCGAACAGCAACGGGACGAATGCGGCGGTGGTGCTCGATTGCGTCGGGCTCTCGAGCTTCGACGGCGGCTCGGCCAAGTCCTCCGGCATTCCGATGGTGTGGTGGAGCAACGAGGAAGCCATCGAGCTCGACGGCTATATTTTCCTCGGTCCTCCCGATGGCGGATCGGCGCCGAAGACGAACCTCAAGCTCGGCGGTGGGTACTGCGGTGATTTCGAGATCGCGTCGGCGTTCTTTTCCGTGGTGAGTGGCGCCCTCATCACGCTCGGCGCGCCGGTCAATGGCGTCGGTGGCATCAACCGCGCCTTCATCGGCCCATGTGGAATCGGCGGCGGATCGGCGCCGATCCTCGGCATCGACTTCACTCCAACGGGCGGCTTGCAGGTGCCGTGGCTCAAGGAGGTCGAGATCGATGGCCAAGGTCTGTCGGTGGTCGCGGCCAGCGATATCGACCCGAGCTGCAAGTTCAGGAATGTCGCGAGCTGCAGCGTGCCGGCTGGCTGCCGCAACATCCGCGTCGACGGCAACCCTGGTTATGAAGCGCAGGGCGACGGCAGCTATGAGATTTTCGGCATGGCGGGACCGATCGGACCGAGCGCCGCGATCAACGTGGCTTATCCGGCCGAGCTCACCACCGCGGCCCCAGGTCGAACGGTGCTAAGCCTCGCGCTCGCCGCCAGCGCGGTGATGGACGGTGTCGGCGGGGGAACCTGGGGCAGTGTGTCGCTCACCAATGTGAGCGCGACAGGAGTTACCGTTTGCAACCAATCGCCAAGCGAGACCGTGTATGGTCACTGGCGCGTGCGAGCCCGCTGAGAGCGAAAAGGCCAAGGGAAACTCCGCGGCGCTGGATTGTCCATGGCCGCGCAATCCTCAGTCGCCGCCGGGAAGGTGGCGCGCTCCATAAGACAGCCGCCGTACCCCTTATTCTCTGCGGTGACCCGATACTCGCCGACGGCTCGGAAATCGAGGCTCAGTCGCGCACGTGGCATGCGCGGACTGTAAAAGGACCCATGCCAGATGTCTCGCTCGAACAGGACAGCGCTCCCGAGCGGGACCCGTGGAGCGTAACAGCGGCGATTGGCAAAGATGCGAGCGAAATCGGAATCAACCCGCGCCTCGATCTCCCGTGCGCGCGCCTCATCGCGCAGCAGATGCGCGGGGAAAAGCTGAGCTGGCAGAAAGGTCGCGCCGCTCTCGTTGACATGCTCGTCAACCGTGAAAAGCTCCTGCCAGCTTTCGCCGCGGTGCAGCAGGAGAAGTCGGGGGCGATCATCAGTGCTGCAATCATCGAGCGGCGTCCACAGCGTCATCTCTCGGTCGCTGCGCAGGCCTTCCGACGAGAGCGCGCGGAGCTGCCCGTCACAATGAAGTCCGGCGAAACAGAGAGGGGTATCGGGCTTCGCGCGGCGCAGAACTCGTTCGCTGCGGGCCACGAGAAATGCGCCCTTGAAGACGCGGCGGTACAGCGCGGTCAGTCCTGATCGCTCCACCTCTTCGAAGAATGCGGCGTCGATCGCGGTCGCCTGGTCGCCGAGTTCGTCAAGACCCCGGAAGCCGGCGAGGTGTCCCTCCGGAATGGCCGCTGAGGCATCCGCATAGCGACCGCCGTATCGCCGGTCATCAGCCGTAAAGGCCGCGTCGGCGAGCTCGCGGAGCCGGCTGAGAAACGGCTTCGACCACAGAGATCGTCGAGCACGACATGTCCGATCTCGCTGAGCGCCACTTCGATCTCGCCCAGATCGGCCTCGCGGAATGAAAAGCGCGGACTGTCCAGAGACGGCGCGCCGGCCATGTACATCTCCCACCCCGAGAAAGGGTGGACGATAGGGACGGCCCCGCCCCTCGGTCAAGGCGTGCCATGAGTTTCGATCCTCACCACCAGGAGCCACCATCGATGCGACGTTTCCTCGCTGCGGCAGCGCTCTGCTTTGCGCTGGCCTGGACCGTGCCAAGCCCTGCACAATCTCTATCCGGCTTGCCGGTGGTGGTTGGCACCGGACAGACACTCGTCGTCAAGAGCAAGCCCGGGACGTTGCTCGACGGCTATGTCACCACAAGCGCTGCGGGCTATCTCTACATCTTCAATCAAACGGCCGCTCCGACGAACGGCAGCTATACCGCCGGCACGGCGAGCGGTGACTATCAGGACTGCATCTACTTACCGGCAGCAGGCACCTATACGTTCTCATCCTTCGGCCTGATCGGCGAGAACTTCAGCGCTGGCGTGGTGCTTGCGTGGTCCTCAACCGGCTGCGGCACGCTGACGCTTGCCTCGCCGCTCTTCCTCCAGGGCAGGGTGAACAACCCATGATGCGAAGATTCCTATTCGCGATCTTGCTTGCGGGAGTTCTCGTCTTCCCAGCGCAAGGCTTCGCGCTCGGTCCAATCAACGGCGGGACGGGAGGCGCCGGCTCCTCCTCCATCACCATCGGCAGCACGCCGATCTCGGGCGGCACTCCAGGCGATTGCCTCTACGTGAACGGCACTGTTGTTGGCAATGAAGGGTGCAGCGGCGCCCCCGGAGGAACGAGCGGCCAACTCCAATATAACAATGGGGGGACCTTCGGCGGCCTCGCCATCGGCCCGGGCCTCACCAACAACAGCGGCACCCTGCAAGCCACATTGCCCGTCACCGTCAAGACCGGGGCCTATACCGTCGCCACGACGGATGCCGGAACCACGCTCCTCCTCAACAGCGTCTCGGCCGCGACCTTCACCGGCATTACCGCCGCGACATTGGGGGCGGGGAACACCGTCTGCTTCGGCAATGAGAACACCGGGGCATTGACCCTCAGCGGCTTCGGCACGGTCTATGGCCTGCTCTCTTCGGTACTCCCTGGGGTCAGTGGTGGGGGCGTCGGTGATTCCGGCGTTTGTTTGCTGAGCGACGGCACCAACTACCACGCCTTCCAGTCGCAGCTTCAGCCCGGTTCCGAGTTCGCCGTCACCAACGGCGTGCTGCATGTCGCGAGCAATGGGGTTTCGCTCTCCATGCTGGCAATCCAAGGCGCCGACACGGTGCTGCTCAATGATACCGGAAGCGCGGCTTCACCCGCGGCGGTATCGGTTCCGTCATGCAGTGCAGCGAGCAGTGCGCTCACCTACAATACCACGACCCATGCGCTAGGATGCAATTCGATTGCGGGCGCGGGCTCGGCGCGGACGCTCATATCAGGCGGCGGGACTGCCGTCACCTTGTCGACCACAAGTACAAAGTATTTTGGTCTGGCGGCTTGCGGGAGTACTTCCGAAGTTAGCGGGTGCCCCATCCCCATCCCCGCGGGCACGCTGAAAAATCTAAGCATCGTCTTCAATAACAACGCAACGCCCGGCGGGAGTGGATCGTATGTGTTCACCGTCCGGTTCATTCCGGTTACGTCCGGTCAGATGGGAACGCCCGTGAGTACGTCCCTCACCTGCACCGTCACGGGCGCCGGCGCCACGACTTCCATCTGCTCCGACACAACGGATACGCCGACCGAAGCCGCTGCGGGATACCTTGACGTGCAGGGGGCTCCAGCATCGTCCCCGACCACCGCTGCCGCTTTCGTCTGGACGGTCGAGGTCGATCCGTCATGACCTGTACGAGGCGCGCGCTTCTCTGCGGTGTCGCGAGCGCGGCTCTATTGGGCGCGATTTCTCCGCCTGCCTCGGCATTTCTGCTCTTACGGGGCGGTAGTAGTGGTGCCGTTAGCCCGACGACCAGCATCACATTCGCCAATACTTCGGCCAGTGCCAGTCCAAATCCCGCGCCGCTGACGACATTTCAAGGCTTTGCGCGAGGCGCGGTTCCCGCAGGTTCAATCGCCACGCCAACCGTCAGCGGCTCGGCGCTTTCGACGTGGCAGGCGGACAACCGGGTGTTCTGGGACGATGGCTCCTTGATGGGCGCCGTGTTCCGCATGTTGCTGCCGAGTGTTGCTGGGAACGGAACCGTCCAAATTACCTTCCCGATCTCGGCGGGGTCTTGGAACAACGCATCATCAAACACTGTCACGGACATCACCGGAAGTAGCGACTACAAAGTCACCATCGCCAATCTGCACACGGCGCAAATCCTAGCGGCTAGTGCCAACACATCGAAGATGCTTCAGGCTGGCCTTACGATCAGCGGGGGTGCGGTTACGGGTGGCGTTGTGCAGTTCAACGATGGGACGGGTAATGGCACCTACACCGTCAGCAACGGAAATGCCACGTCGAACGCCTCAATCACGATCAGCGGCACTTCTATCGCCGTCAATTCTGGAGGCGCTGGTTATGCCTACCAGAACTCCGCGACCGACAACGGTTCGTTTGGCGCCGGCTTCAACGCGGCAGTTTCTCTCGTTAACGCGAACGGCAACCACAATGGCGCGCGGCTAGACCAGTACGCCAAAGGCCCTACCTGTGATGCGTGGCGGGCCATCATGCCGATCAAGGGGACCGTGAGCGGCAGCTCTCTCGCGCACATGACCTGTGGCGTTTATGTCGAGCGATGGAAAAACAGCGATGGGACGTTCAATTCCTTCCGGGCCTACGCCCATGTGATCAACAATACGCTCGATAGCTCGTCCTCTTATTTCAACTACACCTTCGACTGCAACTGGCAGAACGGCGCGACGGTGATCCGCGGCGCCGCTAACTCGACCGCGGGCTACACCACCATCTGCGTCAATGCTGGCTCAAGCTTCCGCACCTTCCATACCGGAGACGAGGGAGTTGTCTTCACGGGGCGCCCCGATTGGTCGGTCAATGACACGGCTCTTAATTCGATCATTCAGCAACGTACATCGACGGAGTGCGACCAACTCACGGCCACGCTTCTGTTCCCGCCATTCTCCAGCACGTTCAATAGCGGTACGGTCGGCGGCGATCTCGCCAATGGCTCCGGCGGTCTGACTGGCTTCGGCATTTCAAACCCGCCCACGGTACAAGCGGCCTACGTCAACGGCTCGCCGTCTGGCGAAGAGATGACGGTTCTTCCCCTGACGAGGCCGATGGCTACTGCGGGCTGTCGATGTGGGGAAGGGAACGGTGGAGACGGTCACAACGAGGGGCTTTTCCCGGACGTTTCAATTGTCCATTGGCTGGCACTCAGAGCGGGAAACACGAGCAGCGCGGCTAGCTGGCTCGCGGCTCACCGCGGCGCGGCGGCGAACTTCGCTTCGGGCATAAATGCAAGCCCGTTGCTTGATCCGACTACGCTCTACGTCCCGAACATCGTTCCGGCTGCCACGCAGACATTTACGGGCTCCGATGGCGTGTCGATGCCGGATAACTCCGCCTCTCTCGCCGCTAGCCTGACGCTTGCCGGGTATACCAACCAGCTTCTGCATCAGGGTTCTGGTGGCGGGGCGCTTGGTGCATCCCTCAGTCCCTACCATCTCCCCCGCTATTCCCTTTACATGTATCTGGCCGAGGGCGAGCAGTGGATGCTTGATGACCTGACGTTCACATCGGCAAACTCGATCTATTATTTCTCAGAGAACCACTTTAACTCGCGGCAATGCGCTCTTGCGGCGACGACCTATAACGGCCTCCTTCTGAGTACCGCGATCCGTGAGCCCGCATGGACGTTCCAGACATTAGGCTATGCCGCGAAACTCATGCCGGCGACATGGGCCGATGGATCGCTCAATATCGAAGGGGTCGGGCAACCAAGCGCTTCCAAGCCCGGGTATCTCTATTGGGTGCTGAAGCAAAACTTCGCCTTCCTCAACACACTGACCTCATTTGTCGGTTCCGTCACCGTGACCGGCGCTGGAGGGACGGTCACCAAAGCCGACTGGACAGGATCAGGAATCTACGGGGCGCCTGTCTTCTTCCCGATTAACGGGAGCGAGGCCCTCGACTGGTTCATGACCGCCTACATGACAATGGCTCTCGCGCCTCTCGCGTATATTTGGCAGGATCAGGGCAGCGGCAATGGTATTTCGGCGATCAAAACCTATCTCAACTATTTCATGCTCTCCTACGCGGCGCCTTGGTGCTATGGCGGTTCGCATTACCTCGCCGACGCCAACTATTGCCCGAACCTTCTTGGCGCGGGGCTCGCGTCCACCGCACCTGTCACGAAATGGGCGGTGGACAAGACGCAGCTCCCATCTGTGCCAAGTGCCCCGGTCACGGGATCGAATTGGCCGGTCGCAGGCCGGAATGTCGGCATCATCACATCAACGAAGCAGGGCATCGCGAACAATACAAACGATGGAGTGGGACTGAATTTCACCGCAAATTCAGCGATAGTCTCCGTCGTTGTGCGCGGGAGCGGTGGGTCGGGCGTTGTCACCAACACTGCGTGTTCGATGCGCTATCAATACGGCAGCGCCAGCGGCGGCTTGAATAATGGGGGCACCGCCTACGCAAACGGCTCGGCCGTCATGCTGACCACGAGCAATGTGTTTGGTGGCGGCGGCCCCGATACAGACCAATGCTCCCTGAGCGCGATGGCCCTTCCTGCTGGCTTTAACGCCGGGCAATGGTATTTCATCGGCAATTCGAGCGTCGCCAGCGGCGCTCAGACGTTCAACCTTTACGCCTCGCAAGCAGACGCGCTCGCCGGGAATTCAAATTTTGTTACTCCGACCACCACCGTCTGCGGGATTCAATGCTACGGCATCCCGTGGAATACGCCTATCGCTGATGGCTCAACCGGCACCTACAATGGCGAGAACAGCAATGGCGGTCAGACGCGCGTGGCAGAGGGCTTCGGTGGTCTAGCGATTGCAAAAATCTATGCCTTCAGCGCTCCGGGGCAGACGACGCCTTATCCTGAATTAGACAGCGCTGTTGGTGGCACGAATGTTCTGACCAACGGCGTCACTGCCGCGAAAACAATCGCGCAGGATGTCGGCGTGACGTTCTCGGACTTCCCAACCTACGCCGTGGCGGCTTAGGGAGACTGAGGCGTCGCCGCGGCCTCTACCGAGACGCCGTGCGCTTTCCGCCGCGTTAGAGAGAACGGCTTCTCGATCAAGATGAAGAGCGCGGCGCTTGGCACGAGGCAGGCGCAGAAGATGAGGGGGACGAGCAGCCAGAATGCCAAATCGGGATGCGAGAAATCAGCAAGCGGCCGAATGACGAGAAGGAGGGCGGTGTTTATTGCTAGCCCATGCGCGAGATAAAAGCTGTAGGACATATTGCCCAGCCAACGCAGAGGTTTCCACGAGAATAGCTGGGGCGTTAGGCCTCGACCGGCTACGCAGCCTGCGGTCAGCATCACGAACGCGGCGCTTTGGACCCATTCGCCCACGGTGATCCCAAGCGTCATTGTGACGCCAAGAAAAAAGGCGGATGCCAACACCAAGAGGCTAAAGGCAGAGAATGGTTCTGTAATGGATACTTCCGCGAGCAGCATTCCGCCGAAGAAGGGAAGGGCTCTGATCGGGACGCCGTGGATGTGTAAAGCTGAGGCGAGCGTCAGGGTTCCGGCCATGAGCGCGATAATGACGAGGCGGAAAGCTCGCGAACGCTCCCGCAGCGCGAGCAAGCTGACGAGAGCGCCAATCAACAGATAGAAAAATATCTCGTAGCTGAGCGACCACGCGACATCCATGAGGGGCTTGATCGGAAATAGCCCCGGCAGGAACAGAAGGTTTTTGATCAGGTAGGCGAGATCGCCCACGGGCTTATCCGCTGTCGCCGGGTGGAAGAGCGCGTAGATGCAGAACACGACTAAAAATGCGGGGTAAATCCGCTGGGCTCGTCTCATCGCGAATGTCGCAAAGGGCGCGCGACCAAGGATGAGGCCGCGATAGATCAAGTAGCCGCTCAGCACGAAAAACAGTTCGACGCCGAAATTGCCGTAACTTGAAAAGGCGATGGCGAGCCAACGGGCGGCGCCATTTAAGTGCCAGTTGTGTGTTGCGATGCGGCAATAGTGCTGGAGAAACACCAGGATGATCGCCAGCCCGCGGAGCCCTTCCATCGGCAAGAGACGCGAGCGCGTGTCCAGCTCAAATATCCGCGCTAGACGGTCGAACAAATTGCAGCCCTCCCTGGTTTTGCGCGCACCCTAGCATAGCGCCCCGCCTCTGTCCCGCCCGCAAAGGTTAATAGTTAACAGGAGCCTCCTCATGCCCTGGCGGCGTCACAAAGAGCCGGTCTGTGTCGAATGGACGCTCATCCTGTTCTGGCTCGGCTATTCCCTGGTTGGTGTTTTGGGAATCGCCTGGGCGCTCAAATAGCCCCCTATCCAAGAGGAGCAAGCTCGTTGTCATGCCATCGGTGATTCATCTCCCTGATCCGCACAGCGGTTTCCACCTTGGCGCATCCATCACGCGCCCTCCCGTTCGCCCGGCGCCGCTGGCTCAAAGCGCGGCGTGCGATCTGCGGTTTGCACGATTAAGCCTTTGCGGCGCATACGGTCGAACACGTCAGTAATACACTCGCGGCCCCGCGCTTTGCCGTCTTTTGTCACCGGCAATCCGAGCTGTTTGATTATATCGCGCCATGCTGTCCACAAAGCCGAAGGGCTCGCGGTGAACGCGAAACTCGGGTCAGCCTGTTTTTTCTGCAATAGGGCCGCATAGAGGGCAGCGTCTATTTCGTCGGCTTTTGGCTTGCTGGCGCGCACTTGCTCGGTTGCATCTTCTAAGAGGCCGGTGGTTGCGTTGCGAACCAGCGTGCGGATGACCTTCTCGCCGGGGGCGTTGCTTTTCGCAAGGCCGCCCTGATAGACGATACCGGCGGCGCGGGCGCGCTCCTTTTGCCCCAGCGCTTTCAGAGTGTCATAAGCGCACTCTTCATCGGCTTCCCACATGGCGAGCGCCCACCGACCGTTGTCAACAAACGCACCGGCGCCGCGGATGGCGTCTCGGGCCTCGGTTAGCGATTTGATCTGCCCTTTACCCTTGGTGAAGTGGTGAAGGACCATCGCCGTTGCGCCCGTCTCGGCAGCCAGCTCGGCAAGCATGGTCATAAGTGCCGCGGCTAGCGTGTTGTCGTTGGTGTTGCCGCCCGCGAAACTCGACAGCGGGTCAAGGATGATGAGGCGCAAATCCGGCTTTGTCGTGAGCTGCCTTCGCAGTTCGTGCCAAAATCCCGTCGCAGCCGGACCGTTGACGCCATCGGTAATGATCTGACGCGCGCCCCCTGCCGAAATCATCGGCACCACATACAGGCGCCCTGATTTTGCATGCGCGCCTTCGGGATCAAGAGCATTGAGGCGCCGGTGCACCTCACTCGCGTCATCTTCCGAGGTGAGGATCACCGCCGAGCCGTGCGCCGCTACTTCGCCACCAAAGAAACGCGGCGGGAACGCGATAGGGCCGCTCGCGGGCGGTTCTGTTGCCACGTCGATTGCAAGCTTAAGCGCCAGCATGGATTTGCCGGCATCC